AGCTTCTGCGCCTCACCCCAGCTCGGGCCGACCTCGATGTCGACCTTGCTGGGGACGCGCAGCGGCACGCAGTTCCTCATGATGTCGGCCAGGCCGTGCGCCTGGTCTGGTGATGACAGGCTGAGGTCCAGCTCGTCGTGGACCTGCAGCTGCAGCGGGTAGCCGGCACGGTCGGCCTCCACCATCGCCCTCTTGGTCTGCTCGGCGGAGCTGCCCTGGATGAGGCGGTTGAGCGCCTTGTGTGTCCAGTCGAAGTTCCCCGCGTCGTCGCGCGGGAAGTGGCACACGTGTCCCAGCAGCAGCCGGATCTGCCCTGCCTTCTCCGCGCGACGGGAGCAGCGCCGGCTCAGCTCGCGGGCCCACGGGACCTCCGCGTCGAACTGGTTCAGGATCTCCTGTCCCTCGGGACCGGCCACCACCACCCACCGACCCTTGCGCTGGACGCGCTGCGTGGGCAGGCCCAGGCTCCGGCACAGCTTGGCCCCGCCCATGCCGTACACCAGGCCGAGGAAGATGTTCTTGGCGTACTTGCGGGGCAGCCCGGTGAGGTCCGCCATCATCTGGTGGAAGTCGGTGCTGGGGTCCTCGCGGTAGCGCTTGGCCGCTATGGCCGCCTTGGGCAGCTCCAGCAGGTCGGCGTAGTGGACGGTGAGGCGCGGCTCCTGCTGGCTGTAGTCCAGCGAGCACCAGACCTCGCCCGGCTCCGGCACATAGATGCTGCGCCACATGGGCCCCAGCTCGTCGTCGCGGGCGGGCTCCTGCTGGACGCCAGGGTGGTTGGCGCTGAGCCGGAACGAGCGGGTGCCCTTCAGGTTGCCGTCCTCGTCCTCACGCCGGATCGGGTTGAATGTCGGGTGGATGCGGCCGCGGACCATGTAGGCCATGCGACTCTCGCAGAACGTAGTGCGCAGGTTGGAGACGTCCCGAGCACGCCGGATGGCGGCGGCCACCGGGTGGTCGATGGCGCCGAGCACGTGTTTGTCGATGTTGGGCTTGTTCTGGTCAGTGCGCGGGACCTTCACCCCGATGGACAGCAGCACCTGCTCCAGCACCGTGGCCTTCTTGGCGTCGCCGACGGCAACCTGGATGCCGGTCTTGTGCTTCACGCGGGCCCAGCAGTCACGCTCCTCCGTGAGCGTCCAGTCGTAGATCTGCTGGAGCTTGGTCTGGTTGATGCGCACGCCGCGGCGGGTCATCTTGACCAGCACCTTGGCCACGTCCTGCTCCAGTCGCCAAGCGGCGTCCAAGTCCTGGATGCGCACCTCCTCCCGCTGCTGCGCGTAGATCTCCAGCGGCCCGACAGCGTCGCGCTCGGCGTAGGCGCCCACGTAGCGAGCGGGCAGCCGCCACAGCCCCGCCTTCGGGTCCACCCCGTAGTGGCTGGCGGCGGCGCGCAGCAGCGACTCGTCCTTCAGAGGCAGGTCTCGACGCGCGAGGATGGCGTCGAGCTTGTAGGCGTCCTGGTGCTCGTCGATGAGCGCGTCGAGCGTGGCGATGTCCGCCACGCGGCAGGGACCCGTCAGGAAGTCCACCCCCTCCTCTGCCAGGTAGTCCAGCTCGTAGTCGGCGCTGTGGACGACCAGCTCCCCGCGAAACACCCTGGCCTGCTCGGCCAGGTAGCCCAGGACTCCGTCGGCGTCCAGGTTGTCGCCGCCCTCGTGGCGGATGGGCAGGTAGCGCGGCTGCTCACCCTCCACGCAGAACGCGACGCCGCAGATGAAGCCCCCGCGCCGCACTCCGGGGCCCATGTCGCTGAGCTGCGGGTCGCAGGTCTCGATGTCTATGCTCACCCGCGGGGCGTCGGCCCAGGAGCTGGGCAGCGAGCTGATGGGTGCTGGGCGCCAGGGTGCATCGGGCAGCAGCCCCGGCAGCGGCATCTGCAGGGGGCGCCCCGGGCGGCTGGCCGCCTTGGCCTTCTGCTTGGTGGCCATGGGCTCAGTGGTCCCTTGTGCAGGTCATGCAGTCGGCCGCGTACTGGAAGCCGTGCGGGCACGGCGTGGGCGGGGGTGGCGGCAGCGGCATCGGCACGCCGGGTGGCCTGCCGGCTACCCCCATGATCTCATGCTCGGTGGCGTCTCGCTGCGCCCGCCGGGCCATCACCTCGGCCTTCACCAGCAGCAGGTAGCAGCGCAGGTCGTCGATCTGGTCGAGGAAACCCTCCTCCGCGCCGTCTGCCTCACAGGCCGCGAACACGTCCATGTGGTGCTGCTCGAGCATGGCGACGATGCGGTCCCACTTGCGGACCAGGCCCTGGTAGAACACGCCCGCACCTCCGTGCCGCTTCCAGGCGCCGTGGTACACGGCCTCCTTGGCGCGCACCGTCTCCACGTCCTGCTCTACGACGGCGCGGAGGTAGGCGATGTGCTTGTCGTCCCACTTGCTACTGCTCATAGATCATCTCCATCACCCACTCGTGGAGCTGGTCCCACGCGCGGTCCGGCTCCAGGTAGCTGTCCGCCAGGAGCGTGCCGGGCGGCACCGGGTCCTTCGGGTCGTCGTGGTACGGGTAGCGCACGGAGGCCAGGCGGGCCTCCGGCCAGTGCTTGCGGTAGCTGCGCAGCGTGGACGCCTTGTCGTCGACCAGCAGGTCGAGCTTCACGAGGTGCTTCCGCGGTACCAGGTTCAGCTGGTCCGCGTGCAGGAACGGCAGGTGGCGCCGCACCCACTTGGTCTTCGCCGAGGCGGACACCGTGCCCCAGGGTGCAGACACGAGGTGCAGCTCGCATGCAGAGTTCCACTGCTGCAGGTACTCGGGGATCCGTGCACTCAGCAGGGGCAGCTCGGTCCAGAAGAACTCCATGTCGAGCAGCTCGCTGCGCACCATCTTGGTGGCTGCCTCGCGCCAGCCGGGCGGCACGCAGTCCTCGAAGTGCCAGTGCCGCAGGTCCGCGGGACCGATGCGTGCCTCGGGAGGGGCCATCTCGTTGAAGCGCTGGCAGAACTCGCGCTGGATGTCCACGATGATCCCGTCCATGTCCACACCGACCCGGAGCATCAGTTCACCTCCGGGTTGACCGCGTGCGGCCCGTCGTCCCGGGCGCGCTCCCAGGCAGTCATGCGCCGGTCCAGCCACTCCGTGCCGGCTCGGTACCAGTCGGTGGCGGCACACCCGTGCATCTCCTCGCTGGCCCTGCGGTGGCCCTCCTCACCCCGGTTGCTCACCCAGGCCTCGTGGGCGAGGGCCATGGGCGCGGCCACGTCCCGGACCCAGGGGTCCTCGAACTTCCGGTGCGGGCCCTCGTCGAGCAGCTGGCGCAGGCTCCGGTCGAATCGGTCCAGGTCCGCGCTCTCCGGGAACAGCGGGTAGGGTTTCACGGCGCCCGTCACGTAGGGGCAGCCAGCGCAGCCCGAGTAGGGCTTGCTCAGCAGCTGTGGGATGGCCAGCTCCTGCCGACTGGGCATCTTGTCGAGCACAGCCAGGTAGGCGTGCCAGTTCACGCTCACCTGGGTCAGCTCACCGACGGGCCTGCCGACGCCCGCGGCCACATACTCCTGGAGCATGGAGAAGTGGACCGCGTTGGCCCCGTAGGCGCCCCAGATGACGTCGTTGGAGCGGCAGAACACCGTCATGTCGACGTGACCCGAGGGGCTCACCTGAACCGTGGCGGTCAGGTTGCAGGGAGCGTCAGCGCCCCGGTAGCCCAGGTCGGTCTCCGGGTCCCACATCTGGATGACCTGGCGGCGGCAGTTGGGGTCCTGCCGCAGACCCGCGATGACCTCGCGCACCTGGTCCAGCGGACCGGCCCCCATGATGGTGGGGAACCAGTCGCGCCACCGCCGGCCGTAGGCCCCGTGGAGCACCTCGCCGTCGTCGCTGTAGGTGCGCATGCGCTCCACGTAGCGAGCGGGGAAGGCCACGTCGGCTCGACCCGCCAGCATCCACACGCTCTCCAGCAGGTGGAAGAACGGGTTGGCGTCGCGCCACGCCCAGGTCAGCACCCGCTCCTCCGGGTCGGAGTAGGACGTGCCCACCGGACTGTGGAACTGCACCACGGGACCGTTGCGGCTGTCGCGCCGCTTCATGAGGCTCTCGTCTCTTGCAACCCGCAGTGCAATCGTGAGTGCCTGGTTTACGTTGCGTGCCAGGATCGTCTGCATCAGCCCCCCTTGCTTCTCGTCTCGTCCGCTGCTAGGCGGACCGTCTTCCAGCGTAGCGCCGCTTCAGCGGCTGCGACAAGTGGGTAGCTCGGCACCACTTGTCGTACTCACAGGCCCAGTGCTCCACCTCGCGCATCTCCCAGCGCTCCCAGCCACTGGGCCACCGGACCACGCTCCTGCTCTCCTGCAGCAGCCGATGCATCAGCAGGGTCATCTTCCGCTGGTCGCGCTCGCTGGTGTAGCGGTACTGGTCCGGCCTGCCGTGGAACACCCAGCTCAGGCCGCGGGCGCAGCCGGGCCCGGCGGCGGCCCAGCTGTTGATGTCCGTGGCCATGGACAGCAGCGGAGTCCACCGCAGGTCGCTCACCACCTCGTACGCCATGAACTGGCCGAGGAACGGGCACTGCATCAGGTCGGCGTGGGCAGCTGCCAGCGAGCGCCACCCGTGCATCCACATCAGCTGCGCGCGCTGTCGCAGCGCCTCCACGCACCAGATGACCCCCTCGAGCTTGTTCATGCCGTCCGGCGTCTTCACCAGGTAGGCGCCACCCACCAGCGGGCTGACATCGCGCAGCCGGGTGCGGACCTCCTCGCTGTCCCAGCGGCCCTCCGCCAGCATGGAGCGCAGCCGCTCGAGCGTCTCGACGCGGTTGATCCAGCGGCAGGCAGCCATGCCAGTGATCAGCTCCGGGCCGCTGCCCCGCTCCACCAGTGGCTTCCGGACGTGCTCCGCGATCCACTGCGTGGTGCGGTCGTCCTCGCGACGGACGTTGCAGAAGAACCAGGTCGACATGGCCCGGTCCCCGGTCCAGGGTCCCGGCAGCCCAGCCAGCCGGGCGAGGCGGATCTTCTCCCGCTCCACGGCGGTCTGGAAGAACTCCGCGATGCCCTCCTCGACCTGGCGGGTGATCACGCCGTCCCCCACCCCAGGGCCTCGAGCACCCGGCGCAGCGCGGACTCCCGCCCGTGCCACTCGGCCTGGACGCCCTCCCGCTGGAGGCGACCCATGGACAGCTGGGTGGCCTTCACCTTGGCGATGGTGTTGCTTGGGTTCAGCGGGCGTCCATCCCCCCGGGCCCTGCGCCGCTCCTCGATGGAGGCCACGCAGATGGCGATGGGCACGTCCAGCGCCACCACCAGCAGCGGCAGTCCATCGCGGTGCATGGCGCCGCACCACTTGGCGTCGCCGGAGAGGAGCAGACCCTCGAAGAGGACGTGGTGCCCCTGGCCATGGTACTCGCGGACCAGCTTGTCCACCACCTCGTAGCTGGGCAGCGTGTCGCAGCCACCGCACGCAGTCTCGTAGTGGCCAGCCACGAACAGTCCTGCGGGCTGACTGCCGGGGTAGCCTGCCTGACGGCGCAGCAGGTAGCCCACAGGGCGCTTGCGGCCGGTCTGTGTGACGACGCTCTTGTCCTCGTACCGCCTCATGACCTCGCGCACGAGCGTGCTCTTCCCAGTGCCCGACGTTCCTCGGATGTTGATGATCACTTGTTTCTGTTCTCCAGGTCTGTGGCCAGTAGCCCTCGGCACGCCGCGATGATCAGGTCGACCACCTGCTCGAAGCGGTCCTGCTCGCTGCTCGGGATGAAGGCGGGATCCGGGATGCGCGGCTGGCTGACGTAGGCGCCCAGGCAGACGGCGGTGCTGGGCAGGTGCCCGTCGCACATGGCGCGCAGGCGCTTCTCGTTGCCGCGGTCCATGTACAGGATGAGGTCGTGCCTCAGCAGCATCTCGCGGGTGACCTGCTGCGGCACGTGGCTGTCCAGGTCGTAGCCTCGCGCAGCCATTGCGCGGCGCATGCGGCCAGCGGCGACCTTGGCGCGTGGGTGGAAGCCAGCGCTGGTGACGTGCTCGTAGCCCAGGGAGCGGAGCACCGCGGCAGCGGCCGGGCTGCGCATGTAGTTGCCGTGGCAGAGCACCAGGATCCTCATGGCTGGAACGTCCCCTCCCGTATGCGCTCCAGGTTCCCCCGCACCACGTCCCGGGGCACCGTGCCGTCGAGGACGGTCGCGCGGTAGCGCACCTCCATCCAGTGAACGTAGGGGGGGAACTGCGGGAACTTCGCCTGGGCGAACCCCTCGTGGAAGATGGCCTCCGGTCCCCGCCGAGTGTTGAGCGCGTCCAGCAGGAACGCCCGGCACCACCGGGCGCAGGTCACCACCTCGCTGGGCTGGAGAGTGCCGGGGAAGTGCCGGAACTCGACGGTGTTGGTCTCCTTCCACATCTGGCGGAGGTTCACCGCGGCTCGCGGCTGCGCGTGCCACATGACCCGACCGTGTCGGTCGCGCACGCACTCCGCCTCGAAGAACTCCTGCACAGTGTCCGCGCGGAGCTGAGCCTCGACCCGCTTGGCGGGCACCCGCGTGTGGTGGCTGACCAGGCGACGGCGCCAGCGGCGCAGCGCTCCGTTGTACTCCTCGCTGCTGGCGTACTGGTCGCTGGTGGGCCGGCGTATCGGCTCGACCAGCGCCAGCGCCCGCTCCAGAAAGGCGTCGCAGTAGGCCTGGACCTCCTTCAGCGCGTCCAGGTCGTCGCGCAGGCCCGGCACCCGCACGTGGATGTGCAGGTTGGACCGGTGGTTCACCCGCGACTCCGGGTGCATCAGGAGGAAGGTCGCCAGCATCAGTCCCTGGCCCTCCGGCGTGGCCGTGGGCGGGGTGTTGACCTCGCCGCCCCGGGTGTTGATCACCCCCCTGGGGTCCACCGCGCTGCCGTCCGAGTTCATCATGGTGACGTCGCGCTCGTCCACTGCCCAGCCGGGTGGCTCGGTGGGCAGCCCGCGGGTGCGGTCCCAGTCGGCCAGCTCGTGCTCGGCCCCGTAGGTCCAGGTGCGGCCGGTGCGGTCGGTCACCCCTCACCCCCCACATCGTCTCCATCGTCTTCGTCATCCTCGAGAGTACCGGACTCCGGCACCACCGGCCTGGGCGAGCCGGCCATCCCGTCCACTCGACGGTACAGCTCCGCGTCGAAGCTGCCGTTGCGCTTCTCCGCCTCCACCTCCCCCTGCATGACGTTGTGCGCGGCGTCCGCCAGCGCCACCCAGCAGCCGGAACCGTCCACGTACTGGTCCGCCCGGTCCAGCAGGTAGGCGGCCACGTCCCTGGGCTCGAGCTTCGCCATCACGAGCGCCTCCGCGCGATGAACTCCTGCCAGGGCAGATAGCCCATGACCGGGCTCCAGAAGCCCCACGACCCCTCGTCGTCAGCCTTCGGGCCGGTGATGAACAGGGTCCAGCAGTCCTGCTCCCGCAGGTCCACGCGGTGAAAGGTCCTCGAGGTGATCAGGTTGAGCTGCAGCGGCCGGACCTCGCGCCGGACGATGGTGTCGTCCGGCAACCGCACATCCTCCCAGTAGCCGCCAGCCAGGATGAGCGACACGGCCCACTGCCAGGGGTGGTTGTGCAGTTCACCGGCGTCGTCTCCGGTGTGGAACTTGTGCAGCATCATGTTGAATGGCCAGCGGCTCCAGCGGCCCTTGCGCGGCCCGCCGAGTAGGTAGAACCGCGACAGGTATGGAGTCACCCCATCGCGGTTCCTGATGACTCGGACGCGCAGCCGGTACGAGACCCGCTCCAGCATCCGCCGGATCACGACGTGGCCTCCAGGATGCGGCTGGCTGCCCAGCCGGCTGCGATGGTGCCGCTCTTGGCGCCGCCCGTCGCCAGCCAGATGCCTGACTCGCGCTCCTCCAGCAGGCAGGGCTTGGCACCCTGGACGTAGGGCCGGTCCCCGACCATGGGCTGGGCCAGCTCCTCCGGCTGCTCGACGAAGTTGGCGCACCGCACCCGGCTCTTGTGCTCGCGCTCGGTGGTCCAGCTCTCGGGCTTCAGCGCCGAGCCGTCGCCGCACCAGATGGTGCCGGGCCGCTCCTGGAAGGCGACCAGCTGCTTGTACGGTGCCCAGACGTTGATGGTGGGCTGGAACTCCCCCGGGAAGCGCCAGGCGGTGCCGCGCAGCGCCTTCAGGTTGGGCACCTGCATCAGCTCCCGGCACCAGATGCCGGCCGCGACGACGACCAGGTCGGCGTCCAGCCAGCCTCCTCGGGCCAGTCCCACGCCGTGCGGTCCGCTGTCGTCGCTGTAGCGGATGGAGGACACGGTGTCCTGCACGTGCATATCGCCCAGGTCGAGCACCGCCGCCGGGTTGACCCGGTAGACCTTGGAGCGCAACCCGCCGGGCCTGATGGTGAACTCGATCTCCTGCAGTCCGTACAGGTCGGACAGCATCCGGAGGCCGGCGTCCGCGACGCCCTTGCCCAGGCCGCTGAACCAGCTGGGCTTCATCAGGCACGCGCTGGGTGCCGACCCGCTCATGGGCCGGCGGTCGTCGACCACCTTGACCGAGCGACCCTGGGCCCGGAGCGCCTTGGCGATGGTGGCGCCGAACAGCCCGCCACCGACGACGACCGCGTCCAGCCTCACCACGGGAACACCCACACAGCGATGACAGCAGCCAGCGCGAAGCACAGCAGCGCTGCCCACAGCAGGTACGGATCTCGGTTCACTCTCTTCTCTCCCTGGCCCGGCGGGCCTTCATGGCGGCGGACACGCGCGCACGGCGCTCCGGCGTCCACTCGAACGTGGGTGCGCGGGAAGTTCCACGCAGCTTCCGGGTCGCTGCGGCCTTACGCCCCACCTCGGCTGGGGTGGTCTTCCAGGCAGCCTGCCCTAAGCGACCCTCCGCATGCAGGCGCTTCGCATTCCGTGAGCGTGACGCGCGCACCGCTGCAGTACTCTCTGGGCAACGTGCGATACGTGAGAGGTTCAGCAACCGCTCTGCCGGCAGCGAATCCAGCCAGGACTGCTCCACTACGACCCGCACCTCCGCAATACACTCCTCCAACACGATCAACTGAAGGGCGCCCGCGCCGTGCTTATCGTGAATGGCCTGGAGCCAGCGGTTCCAGTGGAGACCAAGACGGAACATGCGCTGGTGCATGTACCAGCGCGACTCTATCGCCCGAGACGAACCCACGTACAGTTGTCCGCGCCTCGCGTAGACGATTGCGTAGACGCCGCAGGTCACCGGGAGCCCTCCGGCATGGCTGCCAGGAATTGGCGGGCCGTCAGGCTGTGGGGCAGCCACGGCTCCAGCCCCTCCCTGATCTCATCAATGTCGTTGAACAGTGGATAGTGTCCACGCACGTGCGACTTCCAGCAGCAGAGGATCGTCTCTACTTCTTGAAGCCCCACAGGACGGTCCATCCGTGGTGGCGCCTTGTAATCCTTGAACACGTCCAGTAGATAGTCCACCACCCCGTCGAGCGCCGCCTGGCGGTTCTTTGGCCGCGCGCTGTCGGGCAGCTGCATCTTGGCGCGCCACACCATCAGCGCCGCCTCAGCCGGGTCCCTGTACATGAAGACGCTGGCCCGGCTGAAGTCGACCGGGGTCTCCAGGACGCGGTCCAGCATGTCGCCCACCTTGAAGGCGATCCAGTCGCCGAACAGGTGGTGGCGCTTCACCCGCTGGCGCAGCTCCGCGAACGGCATGGGCCACACGGACGTGGAGATGATGTAGCTCACCAGGTGCTGGGGCCCGTTGGGGTACTGCGTCGCCAGGTCGTGCACGCAGCGCTCCGCCGCCTCGCCACGCCAGTGCCGCCGCTCCGCCGCCCTGGGCCACCGTCCGCCCGTGGGCGCGGCCTCCTGGTTCCTGGCCGCCAGCAGCAGCGCCTGCCAGAAGCCGCGCCCCGCGTGCTGGCTCAGCCAGCAGCTGGCGCCCACGTGGTAGCAGCACCAGTAGGCGACCAGCCACCGCTGCAGCTGCTCGGCATCCAGGTGCTCGCTCTCCCGCATGCGGTGCAGCGCGACGTACACCGGGTCCAGGTCTCCTGACGCGAGGAGCTGCCGGCCGAAGTCCTCGACCGGCAGCACCTCGTAGGGGGGCACCCTCGGCGCTCTCTTCTTCTCCTCGCGTTGGGGTGCCGCCCGACTCATCCCTGCTCCTTCTCTCGCTTGGCCCGCTTCAGGTGCTCCTCGAAGCGCGCCAGGCCCTGCAGGTCGACGCCCGCGTGCTCCGCGTAGTTGCGGAGCATGAGCGGGTTCCAGCGGCCACCGCCCTGGATGCGCAGCCGCCGGCTGGCCAGCACCCGACGGTGGCTGGCCCCCTCCTCGTCGTCGCTCACCTCCACCGGGGCCCAGACGAACACCAGCTGGTTCCCCTGCTTGGAGACGAACAGCACGACGTCCGTGGCGCTCATCTTGTGGGGGCTGGCCTTCATCAGCTCGGTGAACATGGTGGCCTCGCTCTTGCGGAAGTCCGTCTCTGCCACGCGGACGAGTCTCACGACGCACCTCCGATCTGGTCCATGATCCGCTGCAGCTCGCGCCGCAGCAGCCGGTGGGCGATGGGCCGGATGGCCTCGGTGATCTCCGACTCGAGGTCGGTCATGGGCTCGGCGGCAGCAGCCCGCGCGGCCCTGTCAGCGGCGTGGACCTTCCGCGCAGCGGACAGGGCGCGCTTGTGACCACCGCTCATGGGCCTCTTGCGGTGCAGGCCCTTCTTCACCCAGTACTGGATGGTGTTGGGCTTCAGCCCGTGAGCAGCGGCCACCGCACCGCGAGCACCGCCCCTCTTGGCGCGGGCGTACTCGCGGGCGATGGACGCCTTCTGCTCGGCGGACAAGTTGATGCGGGCAGCCACAGCTACTTGTCCTCCGCCTTCGGCTCCGTCGGCTTCCAGGTGATGGTCTCGCCGTCGGTGCTGATGAGGCGGTAGTCGTCCTCGGCCACCTCCTTGATGCCGAAGCCCAGCCGGTTGTTGAGGATGCGGAGCGCCTCGCTGAACTGGCGCTCGTTCCACTTGGCCGCCTTCATCATCTCGGCGCCGGTGGCCCCACCCCGACGGCCCATGAGAGCCAGCACCACCTCGCGGCGGCTGCCGCGGCGCGGCTCCTGGACGGTCTTGGAGGCCGGGTAGAGCTTCAGGCGCGGCGCCTTGGGCTTGTCGTCGACCTTGTTGTTGGCGGGCAGCGCGGCCTGCCACCCGGTCAGCGCCTCGAGGGTGCGCTGCTGGGCGATGCCCTTGTCGCGGAACGCCTTGAGCCCGCGGCCGGTGATCTCGTTGAAGACGTCCAGCAGCGCGCCGAGCGTCATCGCTCCGATGGTGACGTGGGTGATCTCGCCGTGCTTCTTGGAGGGGAACGGGGTCTTGTTGGTCGCCATTGTCTGTTGCTCCTTTTCTGGGTCGCGCCGGAAACCGACGCGTGACTATCAGTCTGGCTCGACCTGCGAGAAAAGGCAATACCTCATCTGGGTTTTTCTTTCGTAGCCTGCAACTGCTTCCTGGCATCTTGCAGGGCAGACTCAGCGGCCTCCGCGCGGACCGCCATCTGGCTGGCGCGGTGCACGGACACCATGTTGGCCTCCAGGGCGCGGGCCAGCTCCGCCTGCACCCGCGCCAGGGTGGCGGCGCAGGTGTCCAGGTCCTCCATCAGAGTGGTGTTCTGCGCCTCCAAAGCCAGGACCTTCTCCTCCAGCGCTGCCACCTTGCTCTCGTAGCGCTCGCAGCAACTGGGGTCCATGATGACCTCTGAGCCGCTCATCGCACCACCGTGACCCGGACCGCGGCCCGCGTGAGCGCGGTGTACAGCCATCGTCGGGCGTTCTCGCGGAACACCCCGCTCTCGTCGATGACCAGCACGTCGTTCCACTGGCTGCCCTGCGCCTTGTGGACCGTGAGCGCGTAGCCGTAGTCGAACTCCTGGGCCTCCTTGCGCTCGTACCAGGGCAGCTCCTCGCGGTCACCGCGCAGGTGGCACGCGTGGGCCGTCACCTCCAGCTGCGGCCCGCCCTCCTCCGGCTCCACCGTGAGGCACAGGCGGTCCTCGATGGGCTGAGTGGCGTCCTCCACTGCCCTCCAGAGGGTGCCGTTCAGCAGCCCCACCTTGTGGTCGTTGCGCAGGCAGACTAGCCGGTCGCCCTCCCGCGGCTTCCAGTCGACGTTGCCCACCAGCTGGCGGTACCGCTTGTTCACCGCGTGGCGGGTGGCGTTGCGACCGCAGAGGATCTGGTCCGCTGACATGTAGTCGTTCTGGTGCGTCTGGCTCTTGGGGATCACGTGGCACCCCGAGCCGTGGTCGCCCATGGCGACTGCGCGGCCCTCGCGGACGTCGGTGGCCATGCGTATGATCGGGCTCTCCGCCGCCTGCCGGTGAATCTCCGTGAGCATGGTGTTGGGCTGGCGACTGGTGAAGTAGCCGCCGCCCATGACCGGAGGCAGCTGGGCCGGGTCGCCCAGCACCAGGATCTTCTTGCGGAAGGACTCCAGGTCACGCCCGATGCGCTCGTCCACCATGGAGCACTCGTCGATGACGACCAGGTCGGCGCCTGCCAGTTCCGACTCGCCCGACAGCTCGAAGCTCAGCTGGCGCAGCGCGCGGCGCTCACTCACGCGCTGGCGCTTCAGCTGCTCCATCTGGGCGCGCAGCGCTGGGGTCGGGTCAACGAGCAGCGCCGCCTCCACCTCCGCCATCTTCTGCTCCACTGCCAGCAGCCCCTGGCGCGACTTCTCCTTGGGGTGGTAGATGAGGCTGTGGATCGTCTGGGCGCCTGCGCAACCCTTGGCGCGCAGCACCGCTGCTGCCTTGCCGGTGTAGGCGGCGAAGACCACGCGCCCGTCGACCTGCTCCGCCAGGTAGCGAGCCAGGGTCGTCTTTCCCGAGCCAGCGTAGCCTGCCAGGTAGTAGACCTGGTCCTCCTCGACCGGCAGCTTGAACCACCGGTCCACGTCGCGGAGGGCCGCGTCCTGCTGTGGGGGGAATTCCATGGGGGTCCTGGAGAGTGGAGTAGCCGCGAGCGGGCGCAGCAGGCACGGCGGGCCTCCTCTCGGAGGCCTCGCTTCCCAGGGGAGGGATTCACCGTGTTGACGCCGATGCCCGGCGCCCGCTCGCGGCCTCTCCGGCTAGAAGTGGGTGAAGCCCCCCTGGTCACCCGCTCCACCGCCGGAGGTCTGCTCCTCGCGGGAGTGGTCGGCCTTCATGGCGCCGGACATCACCGCCTCGCGCACGGCCTTGGCAGCGACCATGCAGGGGTGACCAGGCGGCAGCAGGCTCGTGATCGGCTTGCCGGTGGCGGGAGCCACGTCGACGTTGTGCCAGACGTTGCCCTGCTTCTCGACCTTGTGGGTCGTGAGCCGGCTGTGGTAGGCCCACAGGGGTGGGACCTGCTTGCGCCCGCCCGGGGCCGGGACCGTCAGCATGTCGAACTGACTGGTCCACTTCTTGTAGGGTCGGATCTTGGTGGAGGAGCAGCCGATGACGATGGGCTCGTAGGGCTGACCGTCCTCCACGCGCACCGCGTAGATGTAGAAGGTCTCGACCAGCTCGTTGCCCTCCGGGGTGAAGTACTCACCGAAGGTCTTGGACGCAGCCTTGGCCGCCCTGACCACGTCGCTGTCTGGCTTGTGGGTGGCGATGAACCCGCCGCCCGCGTCGCGGGGGCGCCACTCCACGAACAGGTGCTGCGTCATGGCGGGCACGAACTCGATGCCGTCCTTGCCGTCGTAGATCTGCTCGGTGGCGGTGTTGAAGAGCGCACCCGGCTTGGCGCCCGCCATCTCACCGGTGACCTGCGGGCTGTTGCTCTGGAGCACGGTGACGAACGGCACCAGGCGGTCAGCCTGACCGCGGTCCTCGCGCCCGCCGCCAACATCCTCGCCGTAGTCGTACACCTCCAGCGACTGCTCCTGCGGACGAGTCTCGAGCGCCTCACTGGGCGCTGCACTGCCGGTCTTCTTGCTTGACATTGTCTCTCCTCGTGGTTGTTGCCGGTCCGTTGCGTCAGCAGCCCCGACCGAGCGCGGGCCCCCACCACTGTGCGGCTGTTCAGCCGCGAGCAGGTGGCGCTCACATCTTCTACTTGAGCTTGGCGACCTGCTTCTGGAAGACGCCGAACAGCTCGAGCGGCAGGTCCTCCCCGTCCTCGAGCATCTGCCGTACGAAGGCGCGCAGGGTGGACCAGTGTACGTCCTTCTTCATCTTGGGCTTCACGCCCTTCTCCGCCAGGATCCCCTGCAGCTCGTCGGCCAGCTCATCCGAGTCCTTGCCTAGGTCAGCGGTGATCTGGTTCTTGATCATGCCTCCGTAGCCGTTGTCCTCGAGCCAGGCGTGCGCCGCCTCCGCGCGTTCCTTCGAGATGCCTGCCTCGACCACCTTCTCGATGACCAGGTGCAGGCCAGCCTCCGTCTTGAACTCCGCGATGCCCAGCTCGCGCATGGCCTCGGGCAGCATGCGCTCGGTGACGTCGCGGTAGTCGTCCTCGGCCTTCTTCAGCTCGAGCTTGCGCTCCTCGATGAGCTGCGCCCGCTCGAGCATGAGCGCCACCATGCGCGTGAGCGTGGCCAGGGAGGCCCCGGTGGGCTGATCCTGATACGCCGAGTAGTCGTGAGCCGCTCTCTCGTCCGACACTGCTTCTCCTTTTCTGCCCTGACGCGCCAGTCCCCCGACCCGCGTCCCCCGTCCATCCATCCCACCCAAGCTGCGGCGTTACGAATCCGCCCCTCCCTCATAGCCCCACCGCGTGTCATCAGGCAAGTCAGCCAGAGCGCTCAGGACCAAGTTTTTGGTCCGTCCCGCGAGACGGATCCGTTTTCGACCCGCCAAGGTCCGGTGACACCACGAGGTAGCGGCCCTCCTTGCCCGACCACTGCAGCATGCGCCACCGCCCCCGGTTCACCGCCGCAGCGATCACACACGCGATCCCGATGAGGCAGGGGTTGCCCACCAGCAGCAGGCTGTCCGCGTCGCCGTAGCCTCGCAGCTTCTCCATCATCTCCTGGGTCACCGACTCCAGGTTCCAGGGCCCGGCGCTGGGGCTCAGCAGGTACACCAGCTCCCCGTGCTCCCGGGCCGGGCTGAGGTCGAACTTGGGCACCAGCCGCTGCTCGTCCTCGGACCAGTGGTGCTGCTGCTGGACCACGAACACTCTGCCACTGCTCATCGCAACCACTCCCTCAGGCTGTCGCCGGTGACCTGGGCAGCCACGTCCATCTTCGCCTGGAGCGCGGCCACGATGCGCTCGTCGACTGTGTCCGGCGCCACCAGGTCGACGTAGTGGACCGGGTGTACCTGCCCGATGCGGTGGGCCCGGTCCTCCGACTGGAGGCGCTCTGTGAGCTTGAAGCTGTTGTTGTAGTAGATCACGGTGCGCGCCGCGTGGAGCGTCAGGCCCTCACCGGCAGCAGCCGGGTTGCCGACGAAGAACTCCGCATCCCCCTGTTGGAAGGAGCGCACCGCGTCGCCGCGCTCCTTGTCCTTCACGGTGCCGTCGTAGCGCACCCACGTCCGCTTGGCGGCGGTGAGCGCCTCGCAGATCAGGTCAATGTCCCGGCGGAAGCGCGCCCAGATGATTGCCTGGTGGGGCAGGTCCTCCACGATGCCCAGGAGGGTGTCGAGGCGAGGGTTGCCGCCGGGGATGTCCTCCAGCTTGGCCCTGAACGTCATCAGCTCTGGCTGCAGGTGGGCGACCCCGGCGTCGGTGGGTGGGATCTCCGCGGTCGTGGCGGGCACATACCCACAGGTGATCTGCTGGAGCCGCAGCAGCCGCACGATGGCGAGCGGTGCCATGACCTCTGCGCCGCTGTCCAGCTCTGCGACGAACCCCTCGCGCAGCTCGTCGTACAGCCGGCGCTGCGCGGGGGTCAGCTCGAAGCTCACGCGGCTGTAGAGCTTGGGCGGCAGGTCCAGGCCAGCCTGGTCCTTGGTGATGCGCGTGGCCACGCGGTCGACGATCTTGTGCAGCTGGTCGAGCCGCGTGTAGCTGACCAGGCGCGGGAACCGACGGCCCCCCGCCCAGCCGTCCTCCCACACGCCGAAGTACGCCTTCATGGCGCCGAAGGTCCCCAGCCCGTGGCGGTGCCAGAACTTCTCCTCCAGGAACTTCAGTGGCGAGTAGACGTCGAACGGTCCGTTGGCCACCGGGGTGCCGTCCAGCAGCCTGCGATACGGCGCGTAGCGAGCGCTGGCCAGCACCGTGCGGGTGCGGATGGTGCGCGGAGTCTTGATGCGGCGGGCCTCGTCCAGGACGTACAGGCAGCGGCGCCGGGTGAGGAACGCCTTGGCCAGCGCCTTGCCGCGCGTCGTGCAGAACCCGTCGTAGCTCATGGTGAGCACCGCCAGGCCCCCGCACTCCAGCAGCGCCTCCGCCGCCGCCTGCTGCTTCCTGGTCTTGGCCCGGGACGAGTACCAGGCCAGGCAGGTGGTCGGGACGACGTCCGGCATGTGCGCCGGCACCTCATCGGTCACCCAGTTCCGGTGCACCCCCTCCGGAGCCAGCACCAGCAGTCCGCTGGCCAGTCCGCGCATGTACAGCCAGGCTGCCGTGTCGATGGTGAGCTTGGACTTGCCGGTGCCCTGCTCCCAGTAGATTGCCCGGGTGGGCTCCTCCCTGCTGCGCTCCCACTCCTCCAGCTGGTGCCGGAAGGGGGTCGTCTTCCACGGGTAGTGCTCGGAGTCTCGTGCCTCAATCGTGTCCACCATGCTGCTCCTTTTCTAGGTGCAGCCTATACAGCAACGACACTCCGGAGAGCAAGCACCGCGTGCGGTCAACTTGCTCGCGCTCCGACACGCCTCGACTTCCCGTTCGTGTTCTCCCTGCGATGCCGCGGGGAACTCGACGTACTCGACCAGCTCGACCGTTTCGCAGTTCGCCCGAGCCGAGGCTCGCGGGGCCACCGACCCCTCCCTCAATTCCCTACTCTTCTTCTTAGAAGTAGAGGGAGTCGAGTTCTTGAAGAGCCCCTGGTGGGGCCACGGGAATCGGGCGCTCCGACACCGCTTGTCCTGTTGCCCTCTGTGCGAGGAGGTCGAGGCACGGCTGACAGACGATGGCACCCAGCCGGTCGGGCCGCAGCGTGATGCGCTGGCGGCACCGCCAGCAGGGCATGGGGTAGGGCTGGCCCGTCGGGATCAGCGCCCGCTCCCTGCCCAGGTCCGTCACCAGCAGGAACTGCCGCAGTGTCAGGCCGGTGTAGCCGCTGCTATCGTTCCGGAACACGTAGGTCCAGGGTCCGCCGGTCGGGTCAACCCGGTGCAGCCACCACCGGTCTCGACTGGGCGGCAGCGGGTACTCCGCGCCCAGGCGGCCCGGGTGCCCGAGTGGGAGACCAGCCACGACCGGCGGCTGGGGTCGCGTGGGTCGCTGGGGCGGCACAGGTGCTGGCGCAGCCGGCTGTCTCGGCCTCGATCGCATCTGTGGCACCCTCTCAGGTGCCCGGGGCCCAGGTGGGGCCGGCTGCGCCAGCGGAGCGTCGGGGGCCAGTCCTGGGAGGCCGAGCTGCCCAGGGAGCGGTGCCTGGCTACGGGACCGCCGGCCTGCTGGCAAGGTGCTGCTCCAGCCGGCGCTGGCGCAGCCGGGGCACGTAGCCGTGCAGGCACTCGTGCTTCCAGCGGACCAGCGCGTACTCGTTCAGGCTCGGGTCGCGCGCCGCCACCATCGTGAGCATGCGCGCGTAGTCCACCCGGGCGCCCTCCGGGAGGTACACCATGGGCACGCGACTCACGCCCTCCATGAGGACCAGCAGCGCCCTCTCTCGCTGCGTCACTCGCCGCACCAGGGGCAGGTGGGCGGCTCCACGGTGCCGTCGGCGCAAACCGGCTCCAGCAGTGCCAGCTGGCAGGTCAGAGCGGACAGCCCGCTCCACAGCAGCCCCGCGTGGTAGTGGTCAGGGTCTCCGGTTCGCTGCCACTCTAGCGCGTGCAGCACCTCGTGGGCCAGCGCCGACTTCGCGACGGAGCGCTCCGGGCGCCAGACCACGATCACCTCGAGCGGGCCGGCGGTCTCGCCCGCCACCACCACGCCGTCAGCGTTTGTCATGCCGGGCTCCACCCACAGCACATCCGGGCAGGTGCCCGCTGCCCACCCCGTCTGCTCGCCGTACCACTCGAGGGTCACGGCGCAGGCGGAGGCGGCCAGCTCCGGCGCGGGGCCCTCGGTGGGGGTGTAGACGCTGCCGCCGTGGGGGGACTGGGCGCAGCAGGTCAGGACGAGCAGGACCAGGATGGGCAGCGGGTTCTTCCTCACCCCACCACCTCTAAGGCAAGCACGGGAAAAAGGCAAGTCACGCGCACTCCGGCCACTGGGGCGTGGAGGCGCAGCAGTCGGCGCAGTCCTCCGCCTGGCACTCGGCCACGCAGCCCTCGAAGCTGACGCCGGTGAGGTCGTGCTCCCAGGCGCAGTAGCGCTCGCACTCACTGGGCATGGCGTCGGGGGTGGACTCCATGGGCTCGGTGCAGCCGAGGAGCAGGGAGAAGATAGCGACGGTGGTGAGTCTCATACCGCCCATCGTAACTCCATTGTTGCCTTTTCGCAAGCCCCTGGAGGAAACCGCTGCTACTACCGGCCCTTGTGGATGCGCGCCTGGATCGCGTCGAACCATGGCCGGTTCGCGCCGCTGTTCACGCCGACGAAGCGGATCCGCCAGCGGTCGGTGTTCGCCGGCATGACCAGGACGAAGTCGCGTCGGACCCAGGCGGAGGACCCGACGTTCTCGGCCGTCGAGTCCTTCGAGAGCAGGACGACGTCGGAGCTGTCGCGCAGCTCGACGATGATCTGGCCGGTGGCCCCGGACTCGTCGCGCCGCCAGACGGTCACGACTAGGACATCGCCGGCGCTCTTGTAGCCGACGCCGATCACGTTCTGCTGGTAGAACTCGCCCGATGCCGAGCAGCTCAGGAACCCGGCGCCCTCCAGCGGCGTGCTGGTGCTGCGCACCCAGGTCCCGGAGAGCGTCGTCCACCCGGCGAGGTCGACGTTGAACGTCGGGTTCGATAGTAGCGCGGTCGCGGGCTCGCCGATGACGTCGCCGACCTGGAGCGTGAAGTTGTCGAGCCGCGTGTCCGGCGCGCCGCCGCCAGGATCCTTGATGGTCGCCGTCAGGCGGAGCTTGACCACCCCGGCCGAGAGCGTGAGCTTCTGCTCGCGGAGCGTCCAGGTGTTCAGGACCGGCGAGTACTCGCCAGAGTCGTAGGTGTCCAGGACGGAGCTGTTCTTGTCGAGCGACTCCAGCTTGACCTGGACCTTGTCGGCCGCGTTGACCGCGTAGTCGAAGTATTGGAGGCTCGCGTTCCTGGTCGACAGCTCGTCGAGCGAGAGGGCGGCGACGTCGACCTCCTGCTTGATCGTCTGCGTCGCCGCGCCACCGTGGCCGAAGCACTTCCCGCCGTCGAGCCCGTTGGTCGTGAACGTCGGCGTCCCGGTCACGTTCGTCCATCCGCGGCCGTCGTCCTCGAATGACGGGTTCAGCAGCAGCTGGCGGAAGTGCGCCAGGATCATCTTGAAGCCAGGTCCCTGGAGCGACCGGAGCGTGTGGTTGCCGAAGACGTCCTCGAAGTTGTGCCGGGCGAATGCACGAACCTCACCGTTCGCTGTGCCCGAGTTCCACGACAGGCTGGTGACCGGCAGCCACCCGCTCGCCGCAGAGATCGCCGTCACGAGATCATCGTGAGTCTGCGTGATCACGTGATTGCCACTGCCCTGGCTGGTCAGGTCGATCGCAGTCCCGAGGATCGCGTTCGCTAGGGTCGTGGCGAGCTGGAACTCGTCCGCGCTAGACCGGATGATGAAGTACGACGAGCCGGCGGTCAGCCCGCCGATTGCAGTCGCGCCGGACTCCAGCGTGTAGGTGATCTTGTTCCCGGTCTTGAACCCGTGCGCGGTCCGGGTGAGCTTGTCCGTCGTCGTGTTCACGCTGGCCGCTGCGATCGAGTACGTCGAGGACTCATGACGACCGTCCCACTCGTACTGGGTGGCCTCGGCTGGGTCATCATCGCCGTCGTCACCGCGCTGTATCTGGGCGTGGAGTCGGTCGTAGCGCTGCCAGGTCCCGAACAGCTCGTTCTCGACCACGTAACCGGAGAGCTTCGAGCCACTGGCCGCCTCGGCGGTCGTGTCGTTCGTCGCGGTCGTCAGCACCTTGCCGATTCGCTGCTGCAGCTTGACACTCTTGGGCGGATACGGCCGAGCAGCCCGCTGCTGCAGCTGGAGCGCGACGGCGGTCACGGCGTCCTCGGAGACGTAGCCCCAGCTGCCACGCGGCACCAGCTTCACCGACAGCGCCTCGTCGCCGTCGAACTCCAGGGTGCCGACGATCGCGTCGCGGATGTGGCCGACGAAGTAGACCGGGGTGTTCGCGGCCCACTCGCGCGGCACCGTGTCGAGCAGGCCGCGCCAGGGGTCCTGCAGGACCCAGGTCCCGTCGCCCAGGTCAGTGACCTCCTCCCACCCGATGAACTCGTGGTCCCCCATCGGGTCTCCGACGAGCACGATGTTCTTGCCGGAGACGCGGATGGTGGACTCGGCGAACAGCGCCTTGATGATCGTAGACGCGGGGACTCCGTTCGGCGTGACGACCTGATACACGTTGAACGAGCTGGCGGTGTCGTAGGGCTCCGTGGTGCGCAGGATCTGGGCCTGCAGCTTGCCCTTCGCCGTGAAGGGCAGCGGGTTCTTGTCGCTCGCGGTGACCGACCCATCCTGCACCCTCGGCTTGAAGTCCAGCGTGGTCGTGCCTGGGTCCGCCACCGGGTACATGACGGTCGCCTTGTCCGGGTCGTCCGGCCGCTCGGCCAGCACCTGGAACCACCGTGGGGTCTCCAGGATCGCCTCGTCGGAGACCAGCGAGGCACCTGGGTCGATGGCCGGCGGTGCGGGGTTGACCGCCGGGAACCCGGAGCCTGCCGCCGGCTGGGCGAAGCGGTCCTGCACGCACTCGATCTTCACACGTCCGTCCTCGAGCGCGCCGCGGCTTACTCGCACCACCCGGAGCACCATCTGGGTGATCGAGTAGTCGGGCCAGGTCCAGACGATGGGGTCCCCGGGCAGGACCGTGTGCGCGTCGCGGTTGCAGATGAGGGCCACGGTAGCCCAGGGGCGGCACAGCGCCAGCTTCTCGCGGCTGGCGAGCGTCTGGGCCAGCCGCATGTTGGTGACGCCGGGCATGTAGATGGTGTGCAGCCGTGGCGAGCTGCCGTGCGACGCGACCATGACGGCGGGTGCCTGACTGAACGCGGTGTTCTCGCGGAAGTCCATCTCGCGGTCCCGGAACTTGACGGCCACCTCGTCGTAGACGCCGTCCCAGGTACCGGCGGTGTACTCCACGTCCTCGACGTTGTCGTCGTTGAACACTGGTAGGTCACCGATGGTGTAGTCGTCGCGGATCAGCTTCAGCTCGACCTTGCCGGTCACCGGGTTGAACCGCAGCACCCCGTCGATCTGGTGGCAGATCTCCTCGACCAGCTGGCGCGCGTCGTTCTGGTTGTAGGCCGTGAGGCCCACGCCGTTCTTCTCGGTCAGCAGCGTGTCGCGACCCGCGGTGAAGGTGGACGTCTCCACGTCGGTGGTCGGCAGGCCCAGGCGCCCGTGTCGGGTGGTGAGCAGGTCGTACAGCGCGGTGGCGGGGTTCAGCTCGTACTCGACTGTGGCGGTGCCGCCCAGCGCGTTGGGCGCGGAGAGCACCCAGAACGAGAGCTGTGGCAGGTACGGCTGGCGACCGAGCAGGAAGCCCAGAGCACCCGCCAGGTAGATCTGGTGCGTCCCGGTGCCCTGGCTGGTGAGGTTGATCTCGGTGCCGGCCTCGGCGTTGGCCTTGGAGGTAGCGAGCTGGAACGAGTCGTCCCCTGTCTTGATCAGGTAGTACGTGTTGCCGCTGGTGAGCCCGCCGATCGGGGCGCTGCCCTGGACGTAGATGACCGCCGCGCCTGTCTGGTACTCCACCAGGCTCGTGAAGCTCAGGTCGAACGAACCGGTGACGGTGTCGGTACCGGTGTCGACATCGCCCGCTGCGAAGCTGATCGCCTTCTTCCTCGCACCCAGTGCGATCGTCGCGATGCCGCGGTAGGCGGGCAGGTGGTCCTTGTTGAAGATGCCTGAGAGCGCGTTCTCGAAGTCGTACGCCTCGGAGACGATGGCCGAGCGGCCCACGTCGTACTCGCCGTCGGAGTACTCGAAGCTGCCGTCGATCCTGATCTCGGTGGCGACTGGCAGGCTGGTGTTCGAGGGCCCGATGACGAAGAACGCGGTGCTCGCGGTGGCTGTGATGTCGATCGCGGTGCCGTCGATGGCGTCCTGCATGGACAGGGCCACCTTGAACTTGTTCGCGTCGACGCGGATGGCGTAGTAGCGGCGGAGGGCGGTCAGTGGTGCCGGCACGGTGTGCCCGGACAGGCCGACGAAGAACATGATCGGGTCGCCGGTCAGCATGCCGTGCGTCGTCTTCGTGATCTCGTCGGTGGTGGTGTTCACGTCCGTCGTCGCGAGCGCCACCGCACCGCCCTGGCTCAGGTCGACGCGGCCGGAGTCCAGGTCACCGGACCAGAGGATGCGCTCGCCGTACTGGATGCGCTTCAGCCGCACCGGGTACCCGTCGGTGCCCAGGCACAGTGCGTACTGCAGGGTCAGCCGATACTCGTAGGCTGCGGCGTTGGAGTCGTACCCCTCACCCAGTACGTTGCCGTCGGCGTCCAGCGCGATGAGCTTGAATGCGCCGTACCAGAGCAGCGTGGGCCCCTCGATGCGCTGCAGTCCGTACACCAGCGGGATCGGGGTGCCGCGCTCGGTGAGCGTGACCTGCACGTCGCCCAGCTCGGAGGGCTTCGCCCGCTCACCCTGCGGCCCCCGTGGCCGGAGGAAGTACTGGGCTGCGGCGCTGATGATGATGAGCGCCACGAAGCCCCAGATCGACGCGGCCTGGACCTGCGGGAAGTCGGTGATGAGGTTAGGTTCCATGGTACCCCGGCAGCCTCGCCGCGAAGGCGCTGACTGCTCGCTGGATGCGGACTGGCGTCCCCGTGGGGCTGTGCATCTCGTGGACCAGCTGCTCGCAGAGTGAGTGGATCGCCGCCACCAGCGCCGCGTGCTCGACACTCAGCGCCTCGTGGTCGGCCTGCAGCTGCTCGACCAGCGCCTGCAGCTCTGGCAGCGAGAGCACGCTCACACCAGCCAGAGCCCGAACTGGACGATCTTGCGACCGCTCATGTGTGGGGCGCCCCCGTAGTTGAGCACGTTGTTGAACTTGGTGAAGCACCCGTCAGCGCCGTCCACCGTGTGGTCGCAGCCGGGGTACAGGTCCACGGAGTCCGTCGGGGCGAGCGCGACGAACGTCTCGAAGAGCGTGAGGGTGGTGGTCGCCCCGGTCTGCACCTGGATGTCTCGCTCCTCGCTGTCGGAGAGCTTCTTGATGGTCCCGTTGGTGAAGTAGTTCGCTGGCTTGCCGCCGATCGACGCGACCACCACCTGGTTGCCGGTGATCGACGAGATGGTGGTGTTCACCTTGAGTGGCTCCAGGTCCACCCGGCAGAGCGTGTCGCCCAGGCGGTTCCCGCACTGCGGGTTGTACGCCTTCGCGGGAACAGCGGTGCGCAGCGCGTCGTTGAGCAGCGAGGGGGAGCGGGCAGCCGCCATGCTGCCTCCGCCGCCCGGCACGAACCCGTGGCACTTCCCCTCCCACGCCTGCTCGAACGTGCCGTCTGGCGACGGCCGGCGGTAGACGATCAGGTTCAAGGAGCGCCGGGGTGGTCGCTTCCAGGCGAACTCCGCGAGCAGCGGATTTGCCGTACCGTCCGGCATCTTGATGGGCATCTCCACGCGGATCTCCTCACCGTCCCCGCCAGCCGCCAGCGCGATCTCGGTGCGCAGCAGGGGGCAGGAGGTGTAGGTGTTCCCACCGTGGCTGAGGTCGCGGTCGGCCGAGGCGAAGCGGTAGGTGAACGACGCCGACGGGCCGGAGAACTCGTACAGCTCCTCCCGCAGCGCGTCGTGGACGCTCTTCTCTATCTGGTCGTTGGTGGGCACAGCTCAGCCTAGCTCAGCGACGCTTGTTGACCTCCCCGAACTTCTCCTCGGACGGGATGCCAGCCGGCTCGATGCCCAGGGACTTTTGCAGGGTCTCGAGCATGGCCAGCTGCTGCTCGCGGGGCATCTCGTCCACTCGCCTGCGCAGCGCCGCCTCGCTGCGGAGCCGTACCAGGCTCTTGATCTTGGCGCGCAGCGCGTCCTGCTCGGCGCAGAGTCGGTCGATCTCTCGCTGGATCTCGTCCGGCCCCAGTGCGGCGTAGTCCATGTTGCTCACGCGGTCCTCACTTTCTCTCGATCGCCGACGATGGTCGGCGTGCCCACAGCGCTCCTCGGCTCGATGCTCGGCATCTGCCGGCACTCTCGGTCCCAGGCGGCTCGCTTCGCCGCCTCGTCGAGCACGGCCGGGTCGCTGGAGAGCCCGACGGTCGCACCGGCCCGGGTCAAGATCGCCTGGTCGCGGGCGACCTGCTCGCGCTTCTCGTGCGCCTCGGCGTAGCGGACCGCCTCCAGCAGCCCGCGCCCGACCGCGTCGGCGACCTCAGGAGGCACACGGAAGACCAGCCTCCCCTCCACGATCAGTCCCACTGTCAGCCCGTCGCGCTCCACCTGGTAGCGGCGACCGCCGACGGGTCCGCACACCGGGGAGCTGGTCGAGATGGTGGCGCCGGAGCGGAAGAGGTGGCGGGCCAGGTGCTCCATCGGGCGCCAGGCACCGCCGACGACCGGCTCGCCATCCACGAGCAGGGCGACGCGGTCGTCGACCCGCCTGACGTCGAACCGGACTCGGGTGTTCTGCAGGATGTCCGACATGGTCTCCCTCAGAGCTTGAAGATCTTGTTCGCGCCGGAGTCCCAGACGATGGTGATGTTGCCACCACTCGGGGTGAACGGCAAGCCCGTCGCGGTGTCGATGTAGAAGATCAGGGTGCTGGTGGACTCCGTGCCGGTGTCCCGGAAGCCGTTGAGTGACTCGAACGGGTCGCCCGAGACCGACGTCAGGGTGACGTCGTCGGCGTCAGCGACGCCGCTCGTCTTCGTCTTGCCTGCCAGCGCACCGGACGTCGCGACGCGCGCCCCGGCTGCCAGGTCGTCCAGGTTGTCGTCGGTGGCGACCACTGGAGTGTCGTCCGCGTGGTCGATGCAGACGACCTTGATCGTGTGCGCGTCCCAGTCGAGGTCGCCCCCCAGGAACGCCTCGCGGCCCTTGTCGTATAGTGCATTGGCCATGGTCTATCGTTCTCCCTGTCAGGAAAGGCGGGTCTTTCGGATGGCGCAGTTCGCGTTCGTGGTGATCGTCCCGGAGGCAGCCGCAACTTCGCGCGCGAACTGCACCTGGAGCCAGCCGGCGGTCGAGCCGTTGCGGAAGTAGCCGGTGATGATCGCGATCATGTCAGTCGCTGCTGTCGTGGACGTGCTCTCGACGCGATCGCCGTAGGCTCCGATGCGGCCGAAGGCCAGGAGCGCGTCGGTGCGAGCTATGCGCACGAACCCCTCGAACTCGGTCGGCGAGGCTGGTCCGTTCATGCCGAAGCCGGCACCGGTCGCGGTCGTATCGCTCTGGAAGATGCAGCGCGCCTCGAACGCAAACTCCTCGTCGGCATCAGCCCATACGCGACAGCCCGGGATGTCCTTTAGAGTTCCGGCATTCTCAGTCTCCGTCCCCGTCGCGATGCCGTTGTTCGGGTCAGCGGGATCGATCTCGATCAGGTCGCCGACGGAACCCGCCTTGGCGGTGACGCTGAGTCCGTTCGCCTCGGCGGCATGTCGGGCGATCAGGTTGCCGCTCGCTGACGGCAGGATGATGCCCTCGATGTAGCCGAAGTTCTCACCGGTCTGAGATCCGCTGCCGTTCGGACCGGCTGCGTCGTAGCCGGCCTGCCCACCTCGCACTTGCGAGTTATTCGCGATCGCGATCTGGACCATGGACACGCAGACTGTGAACGTCGGACCGTTCACCGCCAGCCTGTATCCAGTCGTCGTCGCGTCGGCGGTCCAGGCAACCCAGAAGCGGAACCAGTATAGTACGCCGCTCGTGACCGCCAGCTCCAGGGCCTGAGCGGCGCCTGGGTCGATGTCGGCAAGGGTCGCGCTGGAAGCGCCAGCGTTGGTAGCATCACCTCCGAGGACCACCAGTCCAGTCGTGCGTTTGGCGAGCCACGAGCCGCGCAGGGCCGTCGCGGTGTCGGTGCCGTCTGTCGTCCGGATCTTCACAGAGAGGTTGCCAGCCGTGCTGCCGTTCTCGAACAGGATGGCTATGACGACGCCGACCCGACCCGTGAACGAGGCAGCCGCCGTACCGGTGTTGTAGGCGGCAGTCCAGCGGTTCATCACCTGTCCGCCGTCGAACACACGGTGTATCAGGATCCGAACGGGACTCGCTGGTCCATCAATCTGCAGGCCGAACGTGACGTTGGCGTCGCTCATGTCGAAGAACGCGAAGCCGTGGATAAGGTACTTGGTGTTCGCGGCGACGGCGAGCGTGAACCCAGCGACGGCTTCGAACGTGGAGTTCGAGACGGAGTCGTCTGCAGTCAGCTCCTCGAAGATGTCTGGATCGCTGAACAGCTCGGCGGTACCGAACGCCTCAGCGCCAGCGATCGCTGACGGCTCGATCTGCGCTGCGTCCCCCTGGACCGTCGGCGTCCCGAACCAGAAGCTGCCCCCGCTGGGGATGTCGCCAGCGCCGGAGATCTGGCCGTCCAGCCGCGCCGCGCCGAGTGCCTCCGCCGACGGGATGCCGTTGCCGCCGAACACGTCGAGCCGGATGTTGCCGTCGAGCCGGGCGGTCCCGAACGCCTGCGCTGACGCGATGCCGGTTGCCTCGATCTCGGCGAGCACCTCGTCCAGGGTGCGCGCCACGAAGCCCAGGCGGCCCCTCGCATAGCCGTACTCGATCTCCACCTGGTCGGACCCCAGCCGCACCAGCTGCAGCAGCGAGATCTTCGTCGCCGTGAAGGGGAGCGGGTAGTTGAGAGTGAGGGTGACCGTCGGGGTCCCAGCCACGGCCGTCACGCGGTGCTGGGAGGTGTTCCCGGAGGCGTCCTCCGCCTGGATGTGCGGGTTGCGCTCCGCCGCGTACCACGCCGCGATGTAGCCCACGGGGTCATCGCTGACGGTCGGCGTGCTGCTCCCCGAGGGGGCCGACACGATGGCGAAGTCCGGTGTCCAGGTCGGCAGCCAGAACGGCTCGCGCATGCCGACCAGGTCCTCCAGCAGCGCCTCCACGTCCGCGAGGTCCGCGCGCCCGCCCAGGTGGAGGCTGCGCGGGTAGGTGGCCCTGCCCCGGTCCCACCCGCGCACCAGCGCCACCCGCGCGCCGAAGTCGGCCCGCTCCTTGCCCGCCTCGTAGCTCTCCTCGAACTGCTCGCCTGCTGGTGGGTCCCCGATGATGGGGAGACCGCGGTACAGCGAGACGCTGCCCCCACCCCCACCAGGGCTGCGGTGGCGCAGGACGTCCGCCACCAGGCTCACCTCCGCAGCGTTCACGGGCCAGCGGCTGATGCCCTGCTGCTCGCGGAGCAGCGCCTCCACCGCCAGGTACACGCGGGAGCCAGCCGCGTAGGTGTTCGCCAGGTTCCCACTCAGCGTGAGCTGGGACGCGCTCGCCACGGACACCGTGCCGAACTCCGAGACGGTCCCGTCCCGCCTGCGCAGGAACACCCAGTCCCCCGCGACGATGTCGGACTTGGTGTTGTCGAGGTCCACGACGGCCTGCCCCGACGCAGCGTCAGCGGTCACCCGGGCCGGCTTGTGCCACACCGGGACTCGCCACGACTCCCCGAGCTTCTGGCTCAGCATCCAGCGCAGGCGCCTGATGTCAGCCTCGCTCTGGAGGCGCAGTGTCATGGTGAGCATCCACCGGGGCGAGGAGCGCTGCGCGGCCCGTCGCTCCAGCCCCGAGCGAGCCACGATCACGTCCGTCCTCCACTCCAGGGAGAGGCTGATCGGAGACTCCGGCTCCAGGGTCAGGTCGATCACCGCCTGTCCTCCGGGGTCATCGCCTGCTCCTCAGGGCCCGCTCCACGTGGGGCATCATCCCCATGACCTCGTTGCGGATGACCTGGCGCCCTCCCGCACTGCTCATGGCAGACATCGCGGCCATCGCGAAGTCGTTGGCGTTGAAGTGGTTGACGACAGTGACCCCGCCGCCACTCCCCTGCTGGTCGCCGCGCCGCTGCTGCCCGGGGGTCTGTATGATGACGCGCTCACCTGGGGTGGCGCGGAACATCACGGGCTGGCTGTCGATGCCGCCGCGACCACGCACCATGAAGCTGCCACCGGTCTGGAAGCCCGGGACCGTGAAGCTGCCGCCGGTCTGGAACGAGCCCAGCAGGCCGCGGATTCCCAGCTGCAGCGTCATGCGGGTGAGCTGCTGTAGGAACTTGTCGCCCTCGATCTGACCAGTCTGGAAGAAGTCCAGCAGGGCCTCCTCGGCCATGTGCCAGGCCTCGACCATGTGGTCGCTGACCAGCGTGCCGATGTCCCCCACCTCAGCCTTGATGCGCGCCCAGCCGTCCGCGGCTCCCCCCTCCACGGTGGTGCGGCGCACCGCCTCGTTGAAGGCGTTGGTGGCTGACGTGGCCTGCCCTGCCGCGGCAGTGACCGCGTTCCAGGCCTCCGCCGTGCCCAGGATCTCTGCCTGCGTGACGGCCCAGTCCACCTCCGCGTAGGCGCGGACCACGTCGGCGCGCAGGTCGCCCAGCCCCCTGGAGCCAGCGCCGATGCCGGCCACCGCCTCCTGGGCCCGCTGCCGGGCGTTGGCTGCCGCGATGGCCGCAGTGGCCTCCTCCGCGGACCGCTTCACGTCGTCCAGAGACTGCCGCAGGCGGTCCTGGTTCACCTCGGCCAGGCGCCGTGACAGCTCCTCCGCCTCGGCCAGCTCTGGATTCAGGCGGTCGCGGTAGGCCAGGGCCAGCTGCCCCTGGATCTCCCTGATCGTCTCCATGGGGACCCGCAGCTTCTTGTGCGCCTTGTCCAGCAGTGCCAGCTTCCCCTCGTACTCGGCGGTGGCCCCCAGCACCGGGTCCATGGAGAGCTGCAGCTGGTCGAACTCCTCGCGCAGCTCCTTGATGGGGTTGCGACCGCCGCCTCCTCCACCCCCACTGGTCAGCACGATGCCCTCGGCGTCGGCCATGGCCTGTCGGAAGAAGTCTGCCTTGGCCGCCTCGAACTGCTCGCTGGTGATCTTGTTGCCCAGGGCCTGGAGCTTGGCCACTGACTGCAGGTACTTCTCCACGGCGGCCCGGCGGCGCGCGAAGGCGGCCACCTCCGAGGTGGTCCCGTCCGTCAGAGTGGAGAAGTCGGCGGCCAGCGCCGACCAGGGCTTCAGGCGCTCCAGCGCCTCGTTGATGCTGCGCAGGTTCTCGGTGCGCTCTGCGACCGCGTCCAGGCTGTCCAGGTACTCGTCGAAGGTGATGCGTCCCGAGCGGTACAGGTTGAACAGGGTCGCCTGCGCCTGGTGCAGCTCGTAGGTGGCCTGCTGGTCGCGCAGCTTCACAGCGATGTTCGTGTCGAACGTGGCTGCCAGCTCGGCGCCTGCCCTCACCAGGGGAAGGATGGCGTCCGCGGTCTGGGCGCGCATCTTGATGCCCAGGTCTGCGATGCGCCGGTCCATCGTGCCGGCCTTGTGGCTGGTGTCGAGGAAGACCTTGCCCAGCTCCTCGAACTCCTTGCGGACCTTGTTCTTGATGTTCACCAGGCGGGTCAGCTCGCGGTCGTCGCCCGTGAGGCCCACCAGGTCGCGGTCCACGCTGTAGTCCGCCAGCGCCTCGATGGCCTTGGGGATCTGCTTGATGCCCTCCACGGCCTTGTCCTCGATGAACTGGAACGCGCTGAACGCGGCCTTGGCCACGAGCCCGAAGCCCAGGCCGAGAGCGATCGTCTTCACGTTCAGCTGCTCCATGCCGGACAGCATCTTCTTGATGCGCTTGCCGCTGATGTCGTCGAGGCCCTTCTCCTTCTTGATGAGGTCGTCCGTTGCGGTGCCCAGCTTGCGGGTCTCCTTCTCGGACTTGCTGAGTCCCTCCACGATGCTGGAGAAGTGCAGCTCCTCCATCGACTTGTCGAGCACGCCGAGCTTGTCCAGCGGCTTCTGCATCTCAGCGCTGAATGCCTTCATGGTCCCGGAGGCTATGGCCTCGTCGCGGGCTGCCGCAGCCGCGACCTTGTCGATGGCGGCGACCATGCGCTCGAAGTCCGCGGTGGTCTTCTTGGCTCGGTCGCTCATCTTGCCCAGCACGGTCTGGACCTTCGCCCCGCCCGCCTCTGCCGGAGCCGGGTTGATGGGTACGTCGATGCCGAACTCGATGGCCACTACGTGCTACCCTTCCTCTCCATCTCTGCGGCCTGATGCCTCAGCCACTCCGCGTCCAGCTCCCGGATGAGGATGACGAACCGCGCGGTGTTGACCCGGTCGAGCCCGAGCGCCAGTGCTCGCTCCCGGATGTCCCTGACGGGGATCTGCCCCAGGGCCATGCCCACCGCGCGCTGTGTGTCCAGCTCCCAGAACTCCCGGATGTACAGCTCGTCGGTGCGCTCCAGCTGCGGCTCGTTCAGGTACCATTCGGGCAGCGCCCTCCTCTTGGCCTCGGCGCCTCCGACCTGGAACCAGTCTCGCTGGTACTTCAGCTCCCAGGCGAGGCGCCGCCTCAGTTTCCCGCCTGCTCTGCCACCTCCTCCGGGTCCAGCGCGGCCACCACGAAGTTCTCCTCCGTGGTGACGAAGCGCCGCAGCCGGTCGAACAGCCAGTCGGGCAGCGCCCGCATGAGTGCCAGCGCCGCCTCGGCGCTGTGGCTCACCTCCTGGTCCTGCCGGTTGCGCACACCGCGCCAGCCCCTCACGATGTAGCGCGCGATGAGGTCGCGGTCCTCCTCCCGCTCGTCCTGCTTGTAGCGGAGGAAGTGGGCCGGGTCCAGCTCCTTGCCCTCCCGCTGGGCCTCCTTGCGAGCGCGCTCCAGCGCGCGGGCTCGCTTCCGGGTGCCGTCGCGCCGCAGGCTCTCGTTGAAGAACTCCCGGTTCTCCTCGCCTGCGTAGGCCACGTCCAGCACGGCGCTGGTGATGCCCCTGGGCAGCACCGCCGTGGTCAGGCTCGTCATCGCCAGCGGCACGGTCCGCTGGGAGATCTGCAAGTCGCTCAGGTCGAAGTCGTGCACGCGGCCTCCTAGTAGTCGCTGGGCAGGTACGGGAACAGACTGATCCCGATGGAGTAGCCCAGGGTCTCGTCCTCCTCCGCCATCAGGCTGGTCTGGATGGTGACGGACTCGTTCTCGGGGAAGCCGCGCAGGCCCTGTCCGATGCGGCAGGACGGGACGCTGAAGTGCACGGCTCCGTCCTCGTTGCGCAGCGCCCAGCGGAACCCGACCAGGGTGTTGTCCCGGATGCGTGTGGCCACCGCCGAGTTCGAGAACACCATGGTGGCGTCGATGTCCACCATGAACTTGCCGTGGTTCATGTACTTGGCGCCCAGGGTGCCCTGGACCTTCTCGGCCTGGACACCGTTGCGGATGGTGGCGGTCCAGGTCTTGAAGTCGGTGGTGAGCCCCGCCTCGTCCTCGTCCTGCACGGTGAGGCGCAGGTAGTGGATGGCGGTGGAGAACACCTGGCGCTGGGCCTGCTCGGTGGCGTCGTTGGCGTCGGTGGCGCGGCTGGCGGTGGGGGCCGGGGTGTCCGTGCCCACGAAGTTGAAGCCCACGCCCACGATGCCGGTGAGCGGCATCGACATGCTCAGCTCGTTGCAGTAGTTCCCCTTGGCGTACTCGTACTCGGTGGCGCCGCCGCTGCCCAGGTTGGGGTAGGCCAGCTCGAACTGGAAGCTGCGCTCCAGGAACTCGCTGTCGTCGGTGTCGACGTCGCGCACGAACTGACCGAACCAGATGCGGACCGTCTTGCCAGCGCCGTCGTCCTCGACGAACGTGGTGTCCTTGTGTCCGAGGGTGAGCTTGCTGGCGGCGATGGTCTCGATCTCGGCCAGGCCGCGGTTGGCCGCGGTGGCGAAGTTGTAGGCAGACCCGTCACCACCGATGCCGATGCACTGACCCGCCAGCAGGTCGAGCGTGGTGAAGTCCAGTGCGGTGGAGATGAGGTCCCCGTTCGCGTCGATCTCCAGGTCACCGCTGGCGCCCTGGAACCCTGCCACCTCCACGGTGCAGTGGTCCGGAACGGAGGTCTCGGCGACGATGTCGCCCTCGACCTTGATGGAGGTGGCGCCCGAGCCAGACTCCACGACCTTCAGCCCGTTGTTGCCAGCGATGGCCGCGCCACGCACCACGACCAGGGTGCCCACGGGCAGGGCCCCGCCAGAGGCCACGGTGTACGCGCCGTCCACCCCGCCCGACAGGGCAACCGCACCACCGGCCCATGCGCCGTTGACCATGGTCTCGGCGAGCACGATGGCGTTCCCGTTGGTGCCGTCGATGATGGCGGTGACCGTGACGGTGTCCGCGTCCGTCTTCACAGCCGTCACCTGGGTGTGCGCCACGGTGCCGGCGTGGTACTTGGTGCCGCTGCCCGTTCCGCCGTTGATGGCGTTGGTCAGGTTGGTCAGCGAGTCAGTGACCGCCGCCTCGATCAGCACGTCGTAGGCCGCGGCCAGACCCGCGCCCGAGGTCCGCCACCGGTAGACGATCGAGCCGATGGTGATCGTCTCGTCCAGTGAGATGGCTCCGGTGACGTCGATCGCCTTGCTCGCTGCGACCGAGGCGGTGATGGCCGTGGGCGAGAACACCGCCACGTCCGTGCTGCCTGGAGCCGTGGCGGTGGCGAACATGAAGCCCTCGATGAACCGGCGGAACGTCGAGAGGCGCAGGTCGTCCTCGAACTCCACCCCGCTGTTCAGGTCCACCGGCACCGACGACTGGCGTCGTCGGTTGCGACTGATGGGCGAGGACTCCGCGGTGACCACCTCGGCGCCCCAGCGTCCGATGGACTTCCACGGCATGGTGTGCCAGTCCGGGCTGCCAGGCAGGGTGTTCAGGCTGGCCTCGGCGGCCACCTGTAGAGTGCAGCGGTTGCTGATCGGGCGTCCCATTTGGCTACCTCACTTTGTCTCGTAGAACTCGAAGTTGGCCCGGCACGTCTTGGTCTGCCAGCGACCCTCCTGGCCAGGCGGGCTCACCTGGCAGGCGGGGATGAACAGGAGGCCGTCGACGTCGACCCCCTCGAACGTGTCGCGGAACAGCTGGACGAGCGCGTTCATGGTCGCGTCGCCCTCGTCGACCTTCACCCGGAACTCCGCCATGGCCACGCAGCTGCGCCGCACCTGGCGCTGACCAGCAGGAGCCTGCGTGTCCCACTCGGAGCCCACCTCGAACACCTGGAAGTGCGCGGCGGACACCTCGTCCGGCCACTCGAAGGGCTCCGGACCCAGCGTGATCTGCGTGTCCCGGTCTAGCGTGGCCGGGTGGAAGGCGTCGATGAAGCGGTCGTAGGCCGTTGCCATCGCCTCCTCGAAGTTCTCCGCGGTCACTGCTCCACCTCCGCCACCGGTCCGGCACTGAGACGGGCAGCCACGGCGCGGCGCACCGCAGCCTCCACGGCGCTGAGCTCGATGGCTCCGCCCTCGCTCAGTCCCACGTAGGGCACCCGGTTCGACACGTACACCGGACCCTGGTCAGTGGAGTAGCCCGCCAGTGCGCGGATGGCCTGCGCGTCAGTGGTGCCGCCCCCGCGCTTGCCCTTCGAGCCCACCGGCTGCGTGGGTGGGCTGCCCACGGTGCACTGCCAGTTGGCGCGGGCGTAGCCTGTCACGACGCGGGTCGCGCGGACCAGCTCGGAGCGCACCTCGAGCGCCAGCGCGATGACCTGCTGGCCCTTGAAGGTCTCCAGCTCCGCCATCACCGCGGCGACGGTCTTCTTGGCCGCCATGGTGGCGGCCCCCTCAGCTCCGGGCCTGCCGCCCCTTGCGGCCCTTCTCGACCAGCACCTCGCCACCGCCCAGGACAGCCTCGCGGGCCTCGGCTGCGGCCGCCTCCGCGCGCTCGCGCAGCTCGCGGTCCGCCCGCTTCTGCGCGGCCCGCGCGTTGCGCCGCTTCTCGCGGTCGCTCGGCTCCCCGAAGTCGATGAGGTGGGCGCGCCACTGCCGGGCGAGCGCCAGCTCCTCGATCCCCTCGGGGTAGCGGTCCCCGGGCAGGTACCTCCGCCCGCGGAAGTAGTGCTCCGCGCGGGCGTAGGCTCCAGCAGCCGGGTTGAAGTGCGGACGAGCCACAGGGCGGTGTCAGGCCTCTCTCCCGGCTACGCCGGGGTGGTGAGCATGTCGTGGAACCAGACGCAGAGGTCGGCGGCGACGACCTTCATGTCGTACGCCTGCTCGATCTCGTAGAAGTCCGCCATGGTGGGGACGTCCTGCCAGCGCCGCATGCGGGCGCCGGCCGGGCTGTAGCCGGTCCAGTCGAACTGGTACATCGCGCTCGGGGTGAGCACGCCGGGGCTGGACGGCACGTGGGCCAGGAGCAGCGAGTCCTGCTCCGAGATGAAGTCGTAGGTCGAGGCCGCCTCGGTCGGGGTCTCGGCGCTGGTGGTCTTGATGACCCGGGCCACGCGGACCTCGTCCAGCTCGAGCAGGGCCGCGATGTTGGCCAGGGTGACCTGGGCGGGTCCGCCCGGGGTCTGGCCGCTGTTCACCCGGTTGATCACGTTCGGGTGGTTCTTCATCGTGCGCCACAGCTCGTCGCCGATGAGCATCTTGTTGGGCCGGTACGACGGGCCCACGAGCTTGATCTGGGCGTGGATGGCCGCGTCCAGCTGGTCGATGGGCTGCGCGTCGGTGTCCTTCCAGGTCAGGACCTCGTCGGCCGCGTCCGGGGTGGTGTCGGCCCCGGTGTACTGGGTGGTCCAGACGCCGTCCTTGAAGAAGGTCGACATGAACTGGACCTCGCGGTTCAGCAGCGCCTTCTGGGCGCACAGCGCCGCGGCCTGCCGGTCGAGGTCGATGGTGCGGGTGTTGGCGCGCAGCTGCGGCCCGACCTTGGTGTGCCACGCCCAGACCTCGCACAGGAAGTCCAGGTAGGTGATCCCGTAGCCGCCGCCGGCCGACACGGCGCCGTCCGCCCGCTTCTCCATGTCGTCCCGGTACCACCAGCCACGCGGGAAGTTCGGGAACTTCCCGGAGACCTGGTCCACCGGCACGTGCGGACAGAAGGCGCTGGCGACGAAGTCGCTCTCGGCCTGCAGGAACCCGACCGACAGGTTGGTCAGCTCCGGCTCGACGTAGGCGTCGCGCATGTCCGGGAGCCCCTTGCGGATCATCTGGCCTCTGGTGTCGAGCATCGTTGTCGGTCTCCTGTGAGAGGGTGCGGTGCGTCGGTCGGTTGCGGAGACGGGGGCCGGTCACCCGGCCCCCGCAGGGTTGCTAGCTGATGGTGGCGCTGACCAGGGTGAGGGCGACCCAGCGGTTGCCGTCCCACTCGATGAAGGCCTGGTCCGCCGCGGCGTTGAGGTTGATGTCGGTGCCGTCTCCCGAGCCGTCCTCGTCGTAGAAGATGCCGGAGATGGTGCCCACGGGGGTGGCAGCCGCCGACGCCACCGCGATCTGCTTGCGCTGGCCGATGAAGATGCCGTCACCCAGCACCCAGTCGTTGGTGCCGCTGATGGCGACCACGTGGACCTCCACCAGCGGGCGGAGGGTGGAGGCCGCGGCCGGCGCGTCGGTGCCGGCGGTCTTGCCGCCGATGCACTTCCATCCGGTGGCGGTCCACATCAGGAGGACCTCCTGACCGGGCGCCGTGAACACGTAGGTGGCCGGGGCACCCGCGAACACGGTGGCCGGGGTGACGGTCCCCACCGGGGTGTTGACCGCCGCGATGCAGCGGATGCGCTTGGTCTGGCCGACGTACTTGCCGTCCGCCAGGGTGAAGGCGTCGGTGCCGTCGACCGACAGCTCGGTGATCTCGGTGGTGACCGACAGGGCGCCCGGCGCGGTCACCGAGTCGAACCCGGTGACGGCCACGGTGCCGGCCGCGTTGGCCAGCAGCAGGAGACAGAACATGTCCCCGTCGGCCGCGGCAGCGGTCACCGCGACGCCGACCCCCGAGCCAGCCGCGATGTCGGAGGCCGAGGCCAGGACGAACTTGCCGGCCGAGTCGACCTTCACGATGTCGCCCGCGGAGAGTACGCCACCGGCGACGGCCGGCTGGGTGCCCAGGACGCCGACCAGACCGGCCTCGTCCGCCGCCTCCGGCTTGTTCAGCAGGATGCCGAGGATGCGGCCACCCGCGGTGGGCAGGGCCAGCTTGCCGGAGCTGATCACGACGGCGCGGTAGATGCTGGCCGACAGGTCCGAGCCCGCGGGGTGCGAGATCGGGGGAGCGAGTACGGGTACGTTTGCGCCCATCGTCTAGGTCTCCTGGTTGCGGTGCTCGGTCAGTTCCAGCTCGTAGTGGTGGTGGTTCTCAGGCGCGGGCCGTGGTCGGCGGTCGGCTGGCGTCGCGCTCGGCGCGGACGGCCTCGTACAGGTCGCGGGCCTCCTGACTCTTGCTGGTCAGGTCGACCAGGGCCGCGGCCTCGGACATGCTCTTCTCGCCCGCGTGCTTCACGACCATGGCGTGGAGCTTGGTGGCGGCGCTGTCGTCGGTCATGTTGGGGGCCGGGCCGCCCAGGGCCTTGGCCAGCTCGGCGCAGGCGAAGCTGGCTCCGCGCAGCGCCTCGTGGGCCGCCTTGCGGGTGGCCTCGTCGGCGATGCCGTCGACGGCGCGCAGGATGGCGGAGCGCACGGGCAGGGTGCCCTTCAGCGCGGGGATCTCCTCGCTGGCGCGCTTCTCCAGGCGGGCCTGGGCCGCCTCGCGCCGGTCGTGGTCCCGGTCCTTGGCCATCTGGACCAGGCGCGGGTCGTCCGACTTGCGGAACACCTCGCCGCTGTCGCTGCGGTAGGCGACCTGGTCCGGGTCGTGGAGCTTGGTGACCTGCTCGAGCTGGGCGCGCAGGCCGTCGCGCTCGGCGGTGAGGGTCTCGACCGACTTGGAGAGGCGCTTGTTCTCCGACGCCATCTCCTCGTCCTCCTCCTCGTCGTCTTCCTCCGGCGGGAACTCCGACTTCATCGCGGCGATCAGGGCGGCGCGGAGGGTGGGGTCCTGCTTGAGGGCGGAGATGATGGTGGCCTGGTCGAGCTTCACGGTGTTCTCCTGCTGGTTGTCCGTCTTCACGGTCTCGCGCTCGCCGATGCCGGCGATGCTGAAGCCGGTGAACTCGCCCGACTTGAACTTGGCGAGCACCTCGGGCGACGGGCGCACGGCGATCATCAGTCCGTAGGTGTCGGTCTGGACGCCGAACGCCTTGGCGACCTCTGGGGTCATCGGCATCGCGAACACGACCTCGCCGTCCTTGCGGTAGTCGTGCATCGCGTCCTGAGCACGCGACCGAGACATGAACTCGGCCGCGGCAGCCATCATCGACTGCGCGTCGATGTGGTCCCCCTGCAGGTCGAAGTAGTCCTCGCCCTTGCGGGCGTTGACCATGGCCCAGCCGAACACCAGCCCCAGCTCGTCGCTGACCTTCACGGCCGGAACGAACTTGGAGACGATGTCCAGCTGCTTGCTGCCCTTGATCAGCACCACGACCGCCGGCTCCTGGGCTGGCTTGTCGACGGCGCTGATGAAGTTCAGCTGCTTCAGCCGGAGGAGGAACTGCCTGGTGGCGTCGGAGGGCATCCGTGCGACTCTTGCACTAGGACACCTATCCCAACGCGATCGGTCCGGCAACGGCGATCTGCGAGGAATTTTGTCGTGCCGCTCAGCGCGACGCTGTTGCCTTAGTGACTATCACACTGCGGTGGACAGGACTATCGGGCTCGTCGCTCGGCGATGCGCCGCATCAGCTCGGACGGGTCGTCCTGGAGCATAAGGATGGCCTGCGCCCGCTCTGGTGTCAGCTCACCGCGCGACCGCAGCCGCTCGTACAGCTCGAGTGCGGCGTCCGCGTCGTTGCGGGGCAGGTCCTCCACGTGCCTGTACTTTGTCATATCTTCGCGTCCTGAACGAACCGCTTCAGGTTCTCCCGCTCACTGTCCGTCAGAGGTGTACCACGCCGCGCCAGGGCAGCCGCCTCCACCTTCTCCAGGAAGCGCCTCACCGCTCCCTCCGCACCACCCAGGATGTGCCCCGCCTCCCGCTTGTGCAGCAGTGCCGCCTCCTCCAGGAGACCAGCAGCCTCTGCGCGAGTGACGTCCAGCGCGCGTCGAATGGCGTCGACGACGCCATCTATGGCTCGCTGATAGCTGCTCTGTCCCAGGGTGAGAAACTTGACGTTGTTCTTGAGCTTGGCGCCGTCGGCCAGCCACAGCTCTCCGAACTGGTCGCGCATGACCTTGCGCGCCAACACCTCCGTGGTGACCTCCTCGATCACAGCACCAGACCCCCAGTAGCTGTCAGCCGCACCGCGACCCACGCTGTGGACCTGCTCGTGGATGAACGTCTGGAAGCTGTCGGCCTCCCTGCTGAGCATCTCCCGATTCTCCTCGACCGCCTTCAGGAACTCGCGCGCCTGCTCGGCCACGTCTCGCCGTATGGTCATCACGCCAGTCCGTGGACTGTACATGCCGTATGCGTCCGGCATCACCTTGGTGGACTCCACCGTCAACGGGAAGGCGGAGGAGTTCGTCGGCTTGAACTGACTGGGCAACTGGTACCTGTCGTTGACCAGCTTGGACAGCTCCTGACGCACGTCGTAGTTCCACGGCGCGAACTTCTTGGCCAGGAGCGTGTCCAGGGAGTGACGCATCTTGCCAGCCTCGTCGCGCGTGAGCCCGACGGCAGCACTGACTGGGGCAGCGGGCGCGGGAGTGGGAGCAACCGGAACCGGCGCGGGGGGTGGTGGCGCCGGAGGCGGGGGTGCCACGGGTGGTGGCGCCAACCCGGTGCCGCGGCTGGAGGGCTCGAACCGCGTCGTCAGCACGCACCGACACTGCGCCGTCTCCTCGATCGGCGCCGACGGGTCGCCCGGGTACGCGAGCAGCGCGCCGCTGGGCGAGCGGAACGGCTGGCCCAGGGAGCGCGCCTGGTTGTGCATGGCGCGGTGCGTGTCGCGCGTCTCTCCGTCGATCGCCGCCACCCACACGCGCTCCAGCGACTGCGGTCGAATCTTGCCAGAGTCCGCCACCTGGCGGAACAGCTCGTCGGTGCCCGCGTGGACAGCGCGCAGCGCCTCCGTGCGGGCGATCACCTCGGAGCGATACGCGATGTAGCGCTCGCGGTACCGGCCCACCATGCGGTCGACCTGGTCCGCGCTGAGCGGGCGGTCTCCCGCGACCGCCCGGCCCACCGAGCCGTCGAAGCGCCGGTCGCGCAGCGCCCTGTTCAGCGCCTCCGGCGACCCCTGCTCCAGCAGCCGGCGGTAGTTGCGCACCGCCGCCTCCTGGGTCTGCGTGAGCCCGATGGAGTCTCGGAACCGACGCGCCTGCTGCAGCGGGTTCAGGCCCTCCTCGACCCCGCTCACCAGCGCCTGGCGGGTGGCTGCCTCCTGCTCGCGCGTGAGCCCCCCGACGATGCGCAGGTCGTTGTTCCGCATGGCGCGCACCGCTGCGTCGCTCTGTGGCTGGAAGCGCACCGCCACGCCCAGGCGGTCACTCACGAACGGGGCCGCTCGATCTCCAGCCGCGATGTAGGCGCGGTTCACCGCGTCGCTGAACACCGCCATCTCGCGGCGGACCACGGTCAGTGCCTCGTCGATGCGGCGCCCCGCCAGCATCTCCGCCAGCTCCCCCATTCGCCGCTCGTCCTGGATGGCCAGCAGCGAGCGGAGGAACTCCCGGCGCAGCTGCGGCTCCAGCTGGGCGAGCAGCTTGTCGAGGTTCCTCGACGAGTAGGAGTAGGCTGGCACCGGGCCCCTACTCCGGGCGGCACTGGCAGGTGTACGAGGCCCGCGCCGGGTCGGGCTGCACCCGGATGACGCGCCAGTTCCTGCCGCCGATGGTGATCAGGTCGTTGGCCTCCGGCACCACCCCTGCGGCGTGCAGTGGGGCGGCCAGGAGCAGGATGCTGGGCGCGTCGCGGTCACGGCGCATGGAGTCCCCGCTGCCCAGTAGGTTGGAGTCGCCCGCGCGGCGCACCTCGTCCAGCACGCCGCGGGTGACGTAGGCGGTGGGGGTACCGACCTTTCCGGCGGTCAGGTCGGCGGGGTTGCGGCTGGCGTAGCTGACCTTGGTGAGGGTGGCCTCGGGGATGGACCCCACCGGGATGGCGTCGGCCACCACAGCCTCCACGTCCACACCGAAGAGCTTGATCCCCATGATCTCCTAGAGCGGCTGGTTGCGGTCGTAGCGGTCGCACTCGTCCAGCTGGGCCTCCTCGTCGGTGCCGTATGCGCGCCCCGCGATGTAGCTGCCCGCACTGCCCAGCCACAGGCCCACCAGCTCGTGCACCACCTGCGGGAAGCGGGTGCCGTCCACCCCCTTGAAGAACGAGACTCCGACGCTGCCAGCCTGCACGGACGAGACGTTCGAGCCGGTGGCTGACGACTTGCCCAGGATCGACGGGTCCACCAGCAGCGCCAGGGCCAGCTCCTGGCAGGCCATCACCAGGGCCGCGGGCAGCGAGTCCGATGCCAGGTCCTCGCCCTCGACGTCCTCGAGGTCGGTGCGCGGCCAGCTGAGCGCGTTGGCCGCGTCCGTCTTGTCGCCCTGCCACCGCTGGCGGTCGAGGAAGAGGGTCGCGGTGCGCAGCGCCTTGGCCTTGTTGTCGGCGGTGGCGCTGGTCCAGGCAGACGCGTCCAGCCTGGCGGCGAAGTAGCTGTCCGCGCTGGCGACCGTGCTGAACGAGTCGTAGTCGACAGCGCTGATGGTGACCTCTGGATAGACGAACGCCATCTACTTCTCCTCCTCGTCGTCACCACCCTCGGCACTCGGCGGCTGTCCGCCGGGCTGGGGTGGCTGTCCAGGCTGGGGCGGTCCACCGGGCTGGCCCGGTGGCGGAGACGGCAGGAGCGGGTTGACGCCCGGGACTCCGAGTCCGGCGAGCGCTCCCGCCGTCAGCGGGTCGACCTCGGGGGCCGGCGGCAGGTCCATGCGCGTCCGGATGATGTCGATGGCGCGGTCGGTGGGGTCGAGCGCGGCGCGCGTCAGGGACTCGAGCACCCGCGCGTCCTTCTCGACGTCGGCGGGCCGCAGCATCTCGGTCTTCAGCCTCGGCTTCAGGTCCTCGTCCCACTGGTTCAGGCGCCACAGCACGTCGACGACGTCGCGCTGGTACACGTGGCGGACGTCGCGCAGCGCCGACTCCACGACCAGGGTCAGCTGCGTCGACTTGTCCTCGCTGAGGGCATACGAACCCGTCTCCTGCATCCCGATCAGCAGGCCCTCGACCCCGAGGATGAGCGCGATGTTCTTGATCTCGCGCTGGATGGCCACGTGGATGTACTGCTGGCTGTTGACCGCCGCCTGGATGAGGTCCAGCGCCCACTCGTAGGTGCCGCTCGGACTGGCCGAGTCGTCCTCGCTGCGGGCCACCGCGGAGTCCGTGAGCCACCCCGTCCTTGGGCTCCGCGTGTGGTTCTGGAGGATGTCGATCAGCGGCGCCAGCAGCGTGTCGATCCCGTCGTCGTCGATCTTGCCGGCGTCCTTGAGCTTCTGGAGCTTGGTGAGTGGCGCCCGACCGATGGGCACGCCCGCCAGGTCGCTCTCGAAGCCGAAGCCCTCCAGCTGCTGGTAGCGGCGCAGGATGCGCCACGACTCGACGGTCTGGCGGAACAGCCCGAACCCCTCCGGGCTGTCGCTGAGCGCGTCGTCGACCGCGTAGACCATCTTCACGCGCGGGAGGTAGACCTCCTCCATGGTCAGCGGTGGCCGCTGGATGCAGCCCAGCACGCGACCGTGGAGGTCGACGTCCCACCGCTCGATGGAGTGCTGCGGCCTCGGCGCGATCTCGTCGATCCACCAGTCGCCGTCCTTGAGCTTGTAGGTCGCCTCCTGGACGCTGAACCCGTAGAAGGGGAAGGTCAGAGTGCGGCGCACTGCTCGGCGCAGCGGGATCTGCATCTCGTCGAGCATCTCCTCCACCAGCTCCGCCTTCTCGCGCGCCTCGGGCGTGTCGTCGGCAGGCTCCGCGCGCCACGACGGTCGGGACCCGAGGTTGAGAAAGTAGCGCACGCCGGCTCCCACGATCGCGCAGTTGGCGACCATGTTGTCGAACGTGATGTATCGCTGCCTACCCGCGAGCGCCGGGTCCTTCTCACCGCTGGCCACCCAGCCCTGGTGCACCGCAGTGCCGGGCATGCCGACCACCTCGTCGGGACTGGCCTCGCGCCGGACCAGCGGCGACATCAGGAAGTTCAGGAACCTCCGGGCAGCGCCGGGCCTCGCCGGCTGGGAGGGGGAGAGCTTCACGAGCGCTGCCTGCCGGTTGGCCACGGCTAACCTATACGCCCGATCCCGCGCCTGCGGCAAGCAGCCTGGAGCAGGCCCCCCAAGCCGCCTCTCACTGCCGAGGCCTCGGCGTCGTCAGCCAGGCGACCGCCATGACCAGCACCCAGATCACCAGCCACTCCGGACTCATGGGCACCTCACGGGGCTACCCGCCCCCCGACGGCGTGATGGCCCGCGGGGCGAGGATGCCGGTGGGCACCGCGTCCTCGGACTTCCGGTTCAGGTGCGCGAACGCCCGGCTCAGCGCGTCCACCTGGTCGGACCAGCGCCCCGCCGGGAACGTGGTCACCTCCTCCAGGAACGCCTCGTTCCAGGGTCCCCGGACCAGGCGCACGTTGCCGGCCTCCGCCTGGGCCGCGACCGGCTCGGCGCGCGTGAGCTTGTCGCCCGTCTCCGGCGTCGCCGTGATGGTGTACCCGCTCAGCTCGGTGGCGAAGTGCTTCACCTGCGCCTTGCCCGCCTGGCCCGGGTCCTGCGGGATGGAGATGGCGACGCCGTGACCGTCCTGCGAGGCGGTCGCGCGCAGCAGCCGCGTGACGGCGCCGGGACCGCTGCGCAGGCTCACGACGTCCTCCACGTAGTACACGCCCTGGTGGCGGCGCACCCGCACGCCGCGGGTCCAGGGCGCGTCGTCGCCGTCGGACGACGCCAGGTCCCACGCGCGCACCACTCTGCCGCCGGCCGGTGCTGCGGGGACCACCTCGAACCACTCTCTCCTGAACAGGCCGCCCTCTCGAGGCGCGGGCCGCTGCTGGAACTGCCCGGCCACCGCGTAGGCGCCCATGGCGCGCTTGTCGCGGTCGACCACCTCGCGGGTCATGTACTCCGGCCAGAGCAGGTCCCCCTCCTGCAGCCGCGGGTCCACGAACCCGATGGACGTCCGGCACCGGCGATCCGCCTCGAACTCCATGGGCAGGCACAGGTGCTCGTAGCCCAGGTCGCGCGCGAGCAGGTCGCCGCTGACGTCCTGCTCGTGGATGCGCTGCATGATGAAGATGATGGCGGACGAGCGGGGGTCCGACAGGCGCGTGGGCAGCGACTCCCGCTCCCACAGCACCTTGGCCTCGCGGTCCGCCTCGGACTCGCCGTCCTTCACGTTGTGCGGGTCGTCCACGACCACGCGGTCGCCTCGCTCGCCCGTGGCCATGCCGGCCACCGACGTCGCGATGCGGTACCCGCGCTTGTCGTTGTCGTACCTGATCTTCGCGTCCTGGTCGGCGACCAGCCGGAAGCGGTCGCCCCACAGGCGCTGGTACCAGGGCGACTGGATGATCTGCCGGCAGCGACGGTTGTCGCGCACGGTCAGCTCCACCGAGTAGGAGAAGGAGAGGAACCGCTTGCCGGGCATGCCGCGCGGGCCCCACTCCCACGCCGGCCAGAAGACGTTCGTCAGCAGCGACTTCATGCAGCCCGGCGGGATGTTGATCAGCAGCCGCGTGATCTCGCCCCGGGTCACCGCCTCCAGGTGCTCGCAGATGGCGTCCACGTGCCAGCCCGGGACGAACGGTCGGGCCGGCTCGACGATGGGCCAGGCGAGCTGGAGGAACCGGCGCAGGGAGCGCTCCGCCTCGTGGCGGTCCAGGTCGTCGGCCAGGGAGGCGGGGTCCCAGGGCAGCACCAGGTCGTCACCGCGCAGCGCCGTCCTCCTGGCCTGGGACATGGGGCCGTCCCCCCGGACGGGGGGTGTGCGGCGGACCTTACCGGCCAAGGGGCCCCCCCTCCCCCCCGGTGGTCGCGGGTGCGTGGGCAGGAGACGCTGGCAGCTGGTGGGGGGTACCCCCTCCCCCCTCCCCCCTACATGGGTGGGGGCCGGGGGTCGCTCGCTTGCCGGTCGGTGGGAGCCGGCCACCGCCCCAGGATCGAGGGGGGGCTCCCACGATTTTGCGTATCCCTCCGTAACTACAGCGCTTTATGTTGAACGATCCCGAGACCTTAGCACGCGACGCGACGCGTCGTGCATAAGATCCCGCAACGACACAAGATAATCTCCTGCGCCCTCGCCGTGTTGCGCGCGACCCCCGCCGCGCGCCCGCCTGTCCTGAGCCTGTCCTGACCGTCGCGTAAGTATCCGTACCCTCGTCAGGACACAGCTCCTGGAGTCTCTCGCGCCGCCTCGAGTCTCCCTCACCCCTCTCGCCTCCACAGGGGTTACGCGAGATAAGGTAAGCCTCGGGTCCAAATCGAGGCTCCTGGAGGTCCAGCCTGGGGAAGACCTCCCCCATGGTAAGCTGCGACTCCAAGACACGAGCTAACTCTCCGTCCTCTCGTGCCGAGCCACACGGAACTAGGGGTAGTGGGGGGAGGGAGTCAGGGGAACTACCCCTAGGTCGCCTCGCCTGGACGGCCCTAACCATCCGTGTTCTCATCAGGCATGAGAGTGACACCAGGGCTCACCTCCACGCCGGCCGGTTCCGGCCCTGCCCCCAGGGCCGCCTGCACTGCCTCCCCAGCCGCCTGCCTCCTCGCCTCCGCCTGGGCCATGATCTCGTTCACCCGGCCCACCAGGGTGCGCACCTCCTGGCGCTCCTCCTCGCTCAGCAGCGAGAGGTCGACCCGGGCGTTCCCCTCGGTGTCCACGTGCTCGACCTGGACCTTGTCGCCCCACCTGGAGCGGTCCAGGGCGCGGGCGTACCTGAGGAGGAGGGTGTTGTCGTAGCGCTCCTCGTAGGCGACGATGACGCCCTGAGAGACGATGGGGCGCTGGTACGCCATCATGGCCCTGCGCTCTATCTCGTCCTCGATCTTCGCCAGGGCCTCGGCCTTGGCCGTGTCGACAGCTGCGCCGAACTCGGGGTCCTCTCGGGCGAGGCGCACCCAGGTGCTGTAGTCGATGCGACCCTCGCCGGGGTCCGGGGCAGCGGCCTTGGCGGCACTCGGCATGCTGCCCGTCTCGGCGAGGCGCTTCAGGAACACCGCCTTCCGCCTCTCGGTGATGGGGGCGCGGAGGATCCGCCCCGTCACGGGGTCGCGCTTGGCTACGTTCGCTCGGCTCGGCTTCGAGACTACGGGTACTTGGCCACTGGACGGAGGCTTAGCCACGGGTGTGTCGGCGCGTGTGTCGGGAGACTTGGTGAGGCTCTCGGCTCCCAGCCTAGCCCAGCCACGGGTCGCCCGGCAAGCCCCCATCTGCCCAGTCGGTGGGCCCCTCGACCTACCTCCTCCACCGAAGTCACCGGGTCGAGCGTCAAGAGAGTAGGAGATTCGGTTGGCTGGCCGCGGGGTTACTACTATACTTGACTCTCTCTACTTAAAAGAAGAAGAGTAGAGTAATACAGGGGCCCCCAGCGCCCCGCCGGCCCCGGGCCTACCGATTGAAACGTGTCGAGCTAGTCGAGCTAGTCGAGTTCCCCGCGTGATCACAGCAGATCCACGAACCGGAAGTCGAGCTGGTCGAGCGCCAGGTCGAGCGGCCCGCCCCGCTCGGAGTCGGCGGCGCTATACTGACCCTCATGCCCCTATCGTTCCGATGGCGCTCCGTGACCCGCGACCAGGCCAGAGAGTTCATCCATAAGCTGCAGGCTGGCCTCACGGTGCAGGCCGCAGCCCGCGAGAGTTCCACCTCGGTGCCCGGACGGGTGCGCGCCACCTGGAAGACGTACCATGCGCTGGCGGCCCACGACGCCGAGTTCTGGGACGCGCTGCACCTGGCCTTCAGGGGGACGGCCTGGCTGCAGTTCCTGCCGCCCCGACCCGCCACCCCTGGGGCCCCCTAGAGTTCCACCCACCGGGGCGTCGCCACCGACCGCCCCTCCCTGCGCGCCCGCTCAGCCGCCGCCAGCAGCCTGGGCATCCACCGCTCCATGGTGCCCTGGGCCACCTCCTCGGCGTAGACGAGCCACGGCCAGCATGCGAGCCGCACCAGGGCGAAGCACCGCACCCGCACCGTGGCCTCCAGCGCACGCCCCTCGGCCTGCACCAGGCTCATGGGCTCCACGTCGTCCATGGCCCGGAACAGCGCCGGCCACGGGCTCGCCACGGCCTCCGTGCGCAGCCACTCGCCGTCCGCCCCCAGCAGGGGGAACTCCCCCGTGATGCGGTAGCCCGCCAGTCCACCACCACCCCGCTGCAGAGCCCACTGGCCCGTCACGGCGTCGCCACCAGGTCCCCCGACCTGGGCCGCTCGAACCGAGCCACGCTGCGGCCGTCCACCTCCACGCGCCCCTCGAACATCGCCAGCGGCCGGGCCCACACCTGGTGCCGCGCCAGGCTGTAGTACACCACCATCACCTCGCCCTCCGCCCCCTGGTACCGAGACGTGTGCGGGTACACCGCCACCTGCCCCGCCGCGTCCACCACCAGCGAGAACGAGCACTCGCGCTGCTCGCTGAAGCGGCCCTCCATGACGTGGACGTAGACGTCCACCTGCGGGTTGCGGCGCACGGGCGCCACCTCCAGCGCCACGTACCACCCACCCTTGTAGTGCCGGCGCAGGCCCACCACCACGTCGCGCACCTCCACGCTGGTCACAAGGGCCTCTCGTGCCACACCTTGCCCGCTGCCAGCCCCTGGCGGAACATCTCCTCCAGGCGCAGCAGCAGGCCCACGTAGTTGGCCAGGGGTCGGTTGCTCCTCGTGGCCAGCACCTGGGCCACCGCCTCCGCCACCTCCGGCGTCAGCTCGGTGATGCCGCGCAGCAGCCCCTCGAGCTGCACGATGCCGATCCCGGCCCTCACCGCCAGCTCCTCCACCCCCACGCCCACCGCATCCATCATCTCCCGGATGTGCGCGCCCGGGTGGGTCACCCAGTCGGGCGAGAACGGCCTGCCCTCGGTGTCCACCTGCTGGTCGCCCCGCGAGATGGCCCGGTCGATGACGCGTCGGTCGGTCTCGCTGGCCACCAGGCGGTTGGCCTGGGTGGGGCACGTTGGCGCGTGTGGGCTGCCCTCCACGTAGCGGCCGCAGTCGCGACAGAACCACGCGAGCAGCACGGTCACCTGGGCAGGGTCCAGCGCCCGCAGCAGGTCGCGCGCCTCCTCGGGCAGTCGCTCGCGGTGGTGCGCCGCGTGCCCCGCCACCCTGTCGGGGGGCATGTCCAGGCCGCAGGTGCGGCAGGTGTACAGCGGGTTCAGCAGGTGGCTCACTTCGCTCTCCTGTTCTCGTGCGGGAACTCCGCGCCCCACTGCGCCGCCAGCATCTCCTCGGTGACCTCCACCCCCTCGTCGCGCAGCACGCCCATCAGCTGCTCCCACGGTGACCGCAGCGGCCTCTCCTGACACAGCTGCAGCCCCGGTGCCCTCAGTCGGATGCACGCGGCCACCCAGTTCTCGGACCACGCGGCCCGCGCCTGGTGGTCGGCCAGCGGCCACCCGAGCCAGGCGTGGCGCAGCAGGCACTCCCCTCCCGGCGGCCCCAGGGTGAGCGTGCCCCAGCCGGGCATCGGGGTCGGGGGCGTCCGGGCCCACCCCTGCGCCCGCACGCTGGCGAGCCAGGCCTCGCGCTCGCGCAGCGTGCACAGGGCCACCCCACCCAGGGCGCGCACCGCGTCGACTGCCTCGGGGGCCCGGCAGTAGTAGGGCTCGCTGAGGTAGGTGAAGCCGTCGGCGAGGTCCGCCTCCACGGCCTCGCGGACCTTCCCCGCCAGCAGCAGCTCCATGCGCCGCGCCTGGTACGGGTCCTCCTGCGCTCGCCACCCGAGGAGGGTCATCGCCCGGCGCAGCGACGTCGTGCCGGTCCTGGGCAGCCCGACGTTCATCACCAGTCTCATGACCCCAACCCCACGTGCACGCGACCTGATACGCCGCTGCGGTGGATCTCGGCAGCCAGGCCGCAGCGCTCGCACTGCGCCAGGTTGGTGCCCACGTGGTCGTGCTCGCTGGGGTCGAGGTCGTTGCCGTCCTTCATCTGGCGTGTCAGCTCCATCAGCAGCCAGTTGAAGCGATGACCCCACCCACCGTTGCCCGGCTCGTGCGCGTCCATGGAGACGAGCAGCTCCGCGATCTCCTGGTCGACGGTTACACGCTCGCGTTCCAGCTGCTGCAGCTGCCGGGCCGCCTCTCGCAGGGCGGGCAACGCGATGTCTAGGGTGTGCGCCCTGCTCAGCAGGACGCGGTATGGCTTGCGGCTCATATGCGGTCGCTCACCCTCACGTGGAACTGGTTGGCCGCGTGCGGCACCACCACGAGGGTGCCGTCCGGGCTGTTGACGACCAGCGCGCCCCGGTCCTCGTCGATGTGCACGTGGACCCGGTAGCGCAGGTCCTTCAGGCGGTGCTGGACCAGTTCACCAGCGATGGTGAACTGGATGCGCGCGCTGGGCGGCAGCCCGCGCTCCTGCTTGCGCCGGTCGTCGGCCGTGTAGTCCAGCAGGTGCGTGTTGGTCTGGCCCTCCTCGCCTGCGGCGGCCAGCGCCCTGCGCTTCCAGTACTCGAGGTCGAGCTGGAGCTTGGTCACCATGTCGGCCTCCCTCTTGGTCATCGCCGTCACGCACCTCCCCTGCGGTCGACGTGGTCGGGCTCCGTGCCCCGGTCCATCACCTGGTCGATGCGCCCCTCCAGCTGCAGCGCGATGGCCACGCTCCACCGGGCCACCCACTCGGGTGGGGCGCTCTCCGTGCGGTACGCGGTGGTGCCCAGCTCCACCTCGCGCGCCAGCGCCGCCAGTGGGCCCGCGATGTTGCCTGCCATGCGCATGAGGCGTGACTTGCGCTCCGCTCTCCTCTTGTCGGTGGCGTCGCTCAAGACCCCACCGCCTGGGGCTGCCACGGTCCCGGCTCGTCGCTCTCCTCGGTCTCGCAGTGGACCACCGCGACCTTCTTCCTCCGCCGCGCCTCCATCGCCGCCACCTTCTCGCGCAGCTCCGCCTGGCGCGCAGCGCTCGCCTCCGCGCTGATGGCCGCTTCCTTGGCGTCCTCCCGGCGCCGCAGCTCGTTGCCGAGCACGACCTTCACGTCGCACACCTGGCGGATGAGGTGGCTCAGGTCGTCGGGGTCCACCCTGGCCAGGTCGAGGTCGCGCCTCATGGCCGCGATGTTGGCCATGTGGATGCCCCGCTCCAGCGCGATGCGTGGGTCGCGGCCCTCACCACCGGCCAGCCGCTGGTTGTCCAGCCGGTCCTGTAGACTGGTGACCTGCTGCCTCAGCTGCTCCCGCTCGGCCAGCACCTGCGCCAGGTCGACGTGGGCCGTGGCCAGGCGCTGCGGCTCCGCCGGCTGCGTGGGCACCTCGAACGAGCCACCCACCTGCCAGTTCTTGTCGTCGTGGCGCGGAGGCTCCTTCCCGTGGTCACGGTCCCCGAACGGGGTCACCACGCCCATCGTCTCCAGGATGGGCGCAGCGCGCCAGGCGCCGCTGGCGTAGTATCCGAACACCTGCACTATCCTCTGGGCCATGCCGCGCGGAGACACCTCGTTCACCAGCTCGCGGTGGGTGACCCGCATGGCCATCCTGCCGTCGTCGTAGAACAGCTCCCAGTCGCGACTGGCCGCGTCGTAGTGCATGGTGCACAGCTCGGTGTAGTGCCGGTCGCGCTTCCGGCAGTAGGCGCGGGCGTTCGCGCTGCGCATCGACCGGCGTGCCTCGCTGGGCGTGGCCACGGTGGTGCGCCGCCCCACCCCGATGGGCCCATCGGACACCTCGACGATCACCCCGAGCTGCGCGGGGAGGCGGCCCTTCACCATCACGGCCGCGTTGTGGCCGAACGTCAGGGGTGGCTCGCGAGCGCCCACCTGCCTGGCGTCCACCATCACCACCCAGCAGCTGCCGTCGGGCGCGCGCACCACCGGCTGCACCAGGCCCTCGTGCACCAGGCCGACGCCCGACCAGTCGCACAGCACCTTGCCGCGCAGCTTGAGCCTCGTCTCGTTGTGGCGGACCTCCATGGCCTCCACCGGCAGCTCGTGGGCGGTGCCCGGCACCTCGTACATCGGCTTGTCATCGGCCTCGACGGCCCAGACCGAGATCGTCCAGATCCTCTTCTTCTCCTCGCTCACAGCAGTCCTCCGTCTCCGCTCTCGCGGCGTTCGTCGCTCACGTCCATCACGGCCACCACCCTCGCCCCGGGTCCCAGCGCCTCGTCACACAGCTCCCTCGGGTACACCTTCTCCAGGAACGTGCGCGCCAGCACCCGGTCGCCCCCGGTGAGCCGCACGTACCCCTCCATCGTCTCGCGCACCTCGGCGCGTCGCTTCTCCAGGTCGCGCTGCTCGCGCCAGTCACTCCACAGCTCGGTGGTCTCCTTCTCCACCTTGCTGAGGGCCTCGCGGTACTCGCGCGTGCGCGCCTCGTTGGAGGACACGATGCGCTTGCGCTCCTTCAGCGCCAGCTTGTGGTGCTCCACCGCCTCCTTGGTGGGCAGCTGTACCGACTCCACGCGCATGCCCTTCAGGGGCTCGACGTAGTTGGTGCCTGCCTCGTAGTCGTTGGCGACGTCGAACAGCAACATGCTCATCAGCGACTCCGCCGCCTCGGCCGTCTGGAACGCGAAGCCCAGGTCGTGGCCGTAGCCGTACCCGATGCGGTACACGGTCTGCGTGGGCAGCCTCACCTCCTCGGGCACCGCCTCCAGCTCGGGCTCCCTGGGGCGCAGCACGCCCCGCTCCATCAGCTCCACCGCCAGCAGGTCGCGCACGGCGTCCTCGGTGAGGGCGGCCCGCTCGGGGCCGGTCATGTTCCAGTAGCGTTTCATCGCCCCTCCTTGCACTCGTAGCGAGCACGCTCCTCCTGGACGCGGCCCTCCACACAGGTCTTCACCATGTACGAGCAGAACAGTCCGCCCAGCACAACCCACAGTGTCCACGCAAAGATCTCTCGCTTCTTCAGTCCGTCGCTCACGACTTCCTCCTGGTCCCCTGTCGATGGATGATGCCGCACTTGGGGCACTTGGCCCCCTTGGCCTGTGCCGGCGTCCACACGGTGAATACCTCGCCGCACTCGCATCGGATGTTGTAGGGTGGTGCCAGCTGCTCAGCCATCGTCCTCCCCCTTGCCCGCGTTCACGTTGTCTGCTGCCTTCTTGGCCTCCGCCGCCTGCTGGGCCAGCTGTGTGTGCTTGGAGACGATCAGCTGCTCCTGCAGCCGCCGGCACTCCGCCTGCTCCTCGGCATTCAGCGGCCGGCTCTGCTCGCCTCCAGCCCAACGCAGCGCCCGGCTCAGCAGGCGCAGCTCGGTGCCGGTGAGCACCAGGCCATAGGTGATGTTGACCCGCACGTCCATGGTCACGCCGAGGGCGGCTCCAGCCGCACCCAGTCGGAGCCCACGTAGTAGGTGAAGGCGTCGGCGTTCTCACTGCCGTCCAGCAGCACGCCGAGGATGCGGCCCCTCAGGCGCCGCGGGTCCCAGTTGGATAGGTCGTTCTGGAGCACGGCTCCCTCCTCGTTGATCGACACCACGGTGCCCCGCTCCTCGCGCAGGTCGCCACTGGGGTCCGCCGCGATGATGACGCGGTCTCCCACCTTGTAGGCCATCACTTGGCCTCCACCAGCAGCTTGCGCATGGGCTCCACGTTCTCCGGGTTCTGCATCACCACCACGTCCATCCAGCTGTTGAGGCCCAACCAGGCGGCGATGCCCTCGCCTGCGGCGTAGATCATCTGCGGGCTCATCTCGTCCTTGTCCTTCCTGAAGTGCGACCGCACCACGGTGAGGATGATTCAAAGCGTGCCGTTCTTCCGCACGACTCCCTGGCTGCTGTCCAGGTAGGCCGCGCGAGCGGCAGCCTTGTCCCGCTTGGTGAGCTTGATGGTTGCGTACCTGTTGATCACGACGACTGCACCTCCTGCTCGTCCGCCTCGCGCTCCGGCATCCGCCCCACCTGCCGCCAGTACTTGGCGCACACCGCCTGCGCCAGCCCCCACTCCACGCTGCTCAGCCCGCCGCGCAGCCGCTCGGCCAGCGCGTGGCCCACCCCGCCGTCAACCTTGTTGAAGCCCACGTCGTTGCGGGCGTAGGCGCGGTCCGGGTCCATGCCCGCCAGGGCGGTCAGCGCCTGGGCTGCCCAGCGCTCGCGCGCCGTGCGGGGCCCGCGGCGGGGGGCTACCCCTCCCCCCTCCCCCACCTTCACGCCGCGCCGCTCGGCGCTCCGCCGCGCCTTGGCCTGGGCCCTCCGCTCGGGCTCCAGCTCGGCGACGGCCCGCTCCGCTGCCTCGGCCTCCGCCGCCAGCTGGGCCAGGCGGGCCTCCAGCTCGGCCTGCTCGGCGGCCAGCATGCGGCAGCGGGCGGTGTCGACGCCCAGGTCGGTCACCACCTCCTCGACCACCTGGGCCGGGGTCGGGCGCTGGCTGCCGCGGGTGCGGGCCGCGTCCACCGAGGCCTCCATGAGAGCGAGCTTGGCACCCAGCAGCTCCGCGACGCGCCGGTCCAGCGCGTGGTCCGCCACCAGACGGGTGATGGTGACGGCGCTGCGCTGCCCGATGCGGTGGACCCGGTCCTCGGCCTGCAGGTTCAGCGCCGGGGTCCAGTCCTGGTCCACCACCAGCAGGCTGGACGCCCGCGTGAGCGTGACTGCCACGCCACCGGCCCGGATGGTGAGGCCCACGCCGCGCAGCTCGCCGGCCTGGAACTGCCGGGCGATCTCCGTGCGCTCCTCAGCGGAGGTCTCGCCGGTGATGACGGCCCAGCCGGGGCGGGCAGCCAGCGCCTCGACCGGGGCCCTGTGCGCGCTGAAGACCACCAGCGGGACCTCCGCCTCCTCGTGCTCCTCGACCAGCGCCATCATGTGCGGGATCTTGGCGATGGCCAGCGCCCTGCGGGCGGCGGACATCTGCTCGAAGGCGGTGCCGCCGCACCGGGTCTCCTCGGCCAGCTCGGCCTCCTCGTCCCAGTCGATGCCCTGCTCCTCGAGGGCGCGCAGCGCGCTGTCGCACAGCGCCCGGGTCTCCCGGTCGAGGCCGTTCACGGAGACGTCGCGCCGGGTCTTGGCCGGCAGGTCGGACAGCACCTCGGCCTTCATGCGGCGCAGCATGCCGCGCTGCAGTCGGCGGGCCACCTCGTCGCGGTCGATGCGGTCGGGGAACCAGTCGTAGCCGTAGCGGCCCCTCACCCCGCCCATCACCTGGGCGAAGGTCCACCACTTGCCGAAGCACTCCTCCGCGACGTCGGCAGCCGCCAGCATCCGCCACAGCTCCTGCGGACGGTTCAGCAGCGGGGTGCCGGTGAGCAGCCAGGTGCGCCCACCCGCGTCGCGTGCGCCCTGCGCCATGGCGTCCCAGGCGGCGGCCCGCTTCACCTTGCGCGGGTCGCCCTTCAGCGCGTGGGCCTCGTCGGCGATGAGCACCGTGCCGGTGACCGGCAGCGACAGCTGGGCCAGCTGCTCGGGGGTCGGGAGCACGTCGTAGTTGGTGATGACCAGCTCGCCCATGTCGGGCCAGCGGAACGAGCCGCGACC